GTTCCTTCATTCTGAGATTATTGGAGATCTGGGGAGAGGGAAGGAGCAAGTCATATAATCTTGAGATACTTGAGAGTGATAGACTTAGTACTCTGAGAGATATAGATTAGTTGAGTAATTACATCAACATTCAAGACAGCCAAGGCATTAATCGCTACGCTATCTGACAAGCTCTCAATTAATGCATCAACTATATCTAATATACTCATTAATTATTGATGTCTGTGCATCTCAATTATCCATATTACACAGTCATTGAAGCTATCATAGCATGATACGACACCTACGTTAATTGACATATCAATCTTACATACTAATCGATTCAATCATATATCAGTTCAATTACACTAATACATGACGTCTCTAATCCTTCATCATACAGTCTCAATAATCAGCATACTCACTCTCCTTCAACTCACTCATCCGTCAAATGTTATTACCTCAGGAGATCTTGTTCAAGATATCAGAATACTCCGGAGAGTTGATGCATGGACTATCGAAGAGATATGTTCTCACAGAAGCAATGAACTTGAGTGTAAGCTATGAGGATATCAGAGAACAAGCTGAGGCATTACAACTAACCAACCTATTCAAGTATGTCTGTACTCCATTGAACTTAGGGATTGAAGCGGAGATCCTGAGATTACTCAAGCGGGATAGCTCTTGGATATCATCCATTAGAGTAATGATCTCTCGTGGTGTTGAGCTTGAAGCTCATCTGTTACCTCAAGCATGTGAGATTGTATTAACTTCAGGGAGAGGACTATACTACGAGATTATCTCTACTCTTCCAGAGGGAGTATCAGCAGATATGATCATAGATGGTCTGAAGGAGACAGTGAAGATATCATGTACGGATGAGCAATTGAAGTCATTCCTCATACAGTCATACTTGAATGAAGCCATAGTTGATATCAATCTATGCGGAGTATTCCCTGAGGATGTTACATTGAATGAGAGAATATTAGATAGGGATGTAGAGGATTCAGGAACTATTCAGGGTGTTCAATCAGATATGTATAGGAGATTATTGAGATGTAAGCCTATCACTATAGATGAATTACTCGAAGATCACAGGGATGTAGATGTAATGAGGATCTTGAGACATCAGAGAGTGAAGAATCACATCATCAGATATATACTGAAGGGTATTAGTCTTGAATGCTTGAGAGAGTTGGATGATATAGTGTCAATGAATGAACTGTTCAATGCTTACACAGAGATATGTTCATACTCTACATGTTGCTCCATATGTACAACATCATTAGATACATGTAGAGATATCCGTGATGAGAACATCCCTCGAAGTGCAGGTGTTCGTGTAATGAATAGATCATTGCTTCAACCCAAGATGATTATGAGAGAGAATCCTCAGGATCTACTGAATGATCTAATCTATTCGGCCTACCTCATTGAGATGTTACATTGTAATCTGAACCCTGGAAGGATTGAAGTTAGCACATACGAGAGAACAAGCAGATTCATATCTAGATTATCTCGAGGTCTCACAGACTTCTCACATAATATGGTGTATATATGAATGAATGAGAACATTATGATACATTACTTCGATGGTAATGCTTCATTGATCTGCATAATATTGGTATAGGCTAGATAGATTGTACATCCCCTCCCTAGAGGTTGAGATTGAAGATGATATCACATCTGTCTGAGAATGTAACTGTCAATGTGACTCGGTCACTCTCTGGGATTACATGATTCTGTTATTATCATCTAATGTTATTCACCAATACATCCTTCCCTCTCTGAGTTAGCACTTGCATTGAAATGATCATCCCTCAGGAGTTATCCTTGCATATCAGTGAATTCTCAGGAGCACCGGAACTCGGGGTAACGAAGGACTACATACTTCAGGAAGCTATTAGTCTTGACATTAGCTATTCAAGCATTGAGTTCAGAGCTAAGGCCATGGGATTGGAGCACCTACTCAGATATATCTGTACTCCCTTGAACTTAGGCATAGACTTGAAGAGATATCAGCTTCAGAGACAATATGGGAAGCATCAGAGATTGATTGATATCTTGAAGAGTAATGAATGTACTATTGCTATGACGATATACTCTCCTGATCCTAATGAGAGGGCAGTTCTGGAGATCACAGGCAATGTTCCTTCCTTGAAGGAATTGGAAGATATACCTCATATCTCTGTGAATGGAGGAACTCACTACATGGAGATTACTATGACCTTAGAAGATGGAGATGATCTCATTAGACTTGCATACTTAAGTGAGGCTATCATCGATACTCCGATCAACTCATTCAGGGGATATATTGAACTGAATGATGAAGGTATTGATCATTGCCCGCTACAAGATGATATCCATAGATTATTGAAGGAATCGACTAACATAACAACTGCACAGTTATTGAAGGAATGCCCAGATATTGACGTGATGTTAATTCTAAGATCTCAGAGGGTTAAGTATGAGTTCATACAAGCTATTCTGGAGGGTAGAGTTAATATGAGTTATCTATTGAAGATCAATGAGATTCTACAGAAGAATAGATATATCATTATGTATAACATCCCTAGTTCCAATGAATGTGATATAACCCCCTATGATCATGATGAAGATGGCACATCTCAGACAATTAAGTGTGAAGGTAATACGGGAACTATATCAACATTAATTCAGAATGAGCTGGGATGTACATACTCTAATCCACTTCAAGACTTCAGATGTATTCTAGAGTTAGTGAAGAGATGCCATTGTAGATTGAACCAGTCAAGGATGAATGTAACTGTAGAAGAGTACCAAGGGGCATATGTCAATCCGATGGGAACTCTAGACTACAGAGGATTATATCCTTCAAGCCTCATGGATCTAATCAATTCATACCCTAGTATCATCTCATCAATGGATCACTAAACATCACACACTTGATTGTTGGCTTACAGTCAAATGCTCTACACTTGGTTGTTAGTTATAATCACGATAATTATCATTGTAGCCTTAATAGCTTGGGAATACAAGAGTCAAGACTGTATAGGAGGTAAACCTTGTAAGAATGGATTCAGAAGGTTGGATGGAATAGACTTCGATACTGAGATTGAAGAGATCATAGCCATGGTGACTGTGAGTGAGAACTATCAGACATGGAGACTAAGCTTGATTGTAGCTCTGATCCTTACAATCCCTATATGTTATCTATTGTTGAGGAGAATGCCTAACATTGAAGAGTATCTATCAACAGCCCTGATCATCTTCGTGGGTTGTTACTTCTCATCATCTTGGCTATGGTCTCATTGGATTCAACCTAACAATGCTAAGATCAAGGATATGTTGATTAGACTGAATGAGGGAGGTATTGTGTGATTAACCAAGAATGATATATGTCTTCTATGACTGAAGGAGGGACATATATCACAAACTATCGAGAATGAACAGATTAATTGATATATTGTGTTGTTCCATCCCTGAATTGTCTATATCATTAGACTACACAGATCGATGTGATTACATCTATATTCCTCTTGCTTCTTCCATCCAGGCTTCTATTGTTGTTACAGATCTAACCCAGAATGAGATTATGGAACTGTTAATGAACTTCAACTCTGTCAGGGTATCATCCATAGAACATGATAGCTTGAGTGTATATGTATCTCACTCTGAAGGAATTACATCAATTCAAGATCTATATCCTCTAATTATCAGGAAGACTCTGAGATTGTGCAGAGAAGGCAAGATAGATTACATGTCTATTGCTGAGGATCTATTCAATCTTGTGATTGCTCCTAACATTAGATTCGGTTGGGATGAAGATTGCGTTGATGACAGAGAGGTTATTATAGGTAGATTGTTGAGGGACATTGAGATTAACTTCAATCAATGGTTGTTGGATTGTGTTAGTACATGGAAGCAGTCATCATGGCAAGGATCCGATGAATCTCAGAGTATATGTGATGATCTCAATGCTATAGCTCTATCAGACTCAGATCTAGAGATCACAAGACGATATGGATTACTTGTCCAGGATGTGAAGATTATTGGAAGATCAGCCCGATGTGGAAGGATCATCTTCAATGATGTATACTCTGATACAGTTATTAATCTGAGAGCTAGAGATGATTATGAAGTCTGCGATCTTATGTCTAATGATCTAATGAGCAAGGTAATGAGTGTTAAGATCCTGAAGTGCTTAAGAGATATGATGGTATAAAGAGAGATTGAAAGAGTTGAGCAATACATCACTTAATGTAGTGATATCTTGTTGATTATTCTATGTGGTATTAAGCACCAATTCTAACAGGGGTGATGGTAGAGGCATCAATGACATCACCGATTGTTGTTACTCCGGGAATTCTTGTAGCATAGACTCCTCTATTGTCTACTCCAACTTCAACTTGACCTAATCCTAATCTACTTGCATCAATAGTTGCAGTCTTAGGCTTACTCGTCGTATAAGCTATAATAATGAATATAATACCTAGAATACCTAAGATCAGAGATGTGATCCATAGCCATGTAGGCTTATATGATGTGAAGAAGTACACAAGGATCATGATAATAGCTACAACGATAGCAATGATACCCACATAGAACCAGACGTTATTAGTTACGCTCGCCATTTTGAATTGATGGATGTTGTTGCGAAATAAATTCATAGTTCACATGCTTACTCACTAGCATTAATGGGATAATGTCACTTATTGAATGATATGATCTATGTACCGAAGGGAGATAACGGGAGATTGTTGCATACTTGTGATATTGTATCATCATGATAATCATTGATATATCATTGATACATTGACTCAGCGCCTGTCTTGGTTATCCACTCTCTTCAAATATATACACAGACAGAAGACAATGTACTCCCAAGATAAGATCGCTCAATCAATTGCTCAATACTCAACAGATAATGAATACATCAACAACATGATTGATATTGTATCATCTATTGATCCTGAGTTCCGTGTTGGTATCTACTATCGTTACTCAGATCTTGTAGATAATGTATTACAGAGAGGAGAGTCTTGTCTCATTGCTAGAATTGATGATGAGAGGGATATTGTTAGATTGACTCAAGGAGGATATGGTATTGTACCTATTGAATCCTCTGAGGAATGTTACATCTTGTGTGTTAATGAAGATCCACAAGACTTGATGAGAGCTTGCCTCCCTGTCCTCTTCAGAAGGTATTGCTTCAAGCTAGCAGCAGGTACATTCAGATATAGACACTCCTATGGACTTGAGAGCAATTGGATTAAGCATATGGCTCAGTTATTGTATTGCTTGGGTATTCAGGTTGACGCTGCGAGATTGTCTGGGGAAGTTAATGTCACTGAGGATGATAGATTGATGGCTGATATTATTAGATGTTGCTTGAACTCATTACCCAGACCTGATGAGGACCTTGAGAGTATGCTAGGATTAGATACTGATAGCCCTGTAGGTATTAACATTGGATACAGTAACGATGGAGTATTGAGAGCTTCGTTACATATCCCCGAGACTATCTGTCAACTCAATCTAGATAGGATCAGTGAATACTTCAACATTGAAGCTACTGTAGGTGTTATTACAGTAGATGCTGTGTATAATAGACGATTGATTGATGCTAAGATCTATTATGAACTGAGATCCTTCAGAGATTGAGGCATGAGGGATGATATATGTTAATAGATTGCAGAATGCATGAATGAATTAGAGATTACATGACCTAATTGGGTTATGCTATCTATTGCATTGTCTGTTGATGAGTAGAGTTATTGATTATTGACTGTCATTGAAGGTTGAATTCACTATCTAACATGATGTTGAACCGATGTAATGTATGTGTTAATTGTTGAAGTTATGAGTTGTGATGAATTGAGCGATGTAGGATTGATGATATTACTTGTGGATATGTATACTCACATCATCTAACATGGTAATCATGTTCAATACATTAGATAGTACATGTTCCTCTGGTGACTAACTTCCCTGTCTTCCAAGATCTAACAGCATAGTAGATTAGGACAGTAACAACAATAGCATAGATGATGTAATGAATAGCTCTAACTGTGGGTGTTATAGTAGACAATCTAGGAACTAACCAGAAGAATGAGACGAAGGCAGATATGAGGAAGTATACTGAAGCAGTCTCATCACATTGCATTACTATGAGATAGATCATTAAGATCATAGCTACAATGGCTAGTAATCTCACGAACATGATGTTAAGTTTCAGTGATAGATCATGTAAGGATGAACAGTGTGATAGATCATAGGGTTGACATGAACAACTAACAAGGATTATGTATGAATCTCAGAGAATGTTACATTCATGATCTATTGATGATCTCCCCTTCCCTTGAGTACTTGAGTGCATAAAGATCTCTCGATTAACACATAACATTGAATTCAGTCATGGTATCTATGCAATTGATCTCATCATTCATTAGTGCATTGAAGATTAACTCAGAAGATTCCAACTTAGCTTCAATCCTATCCTCATTGTTCTGTGAATATAGCATAGTTACGTTCTCATTCCCCGGAGATACTAAGACATTCACATCTATTAGAGTTAGTAGGACTCAAGATGTATTGAACTCCCTTCACAAGCTCATCCAATGTAATTGTTCTATCATTCCTAGAGATGGATTCATCTACATCATCCCTATGGATAGAACTGAAGAGACAGTGGTTAGAGAGCTAGCTTATGATCTATTCAAGAAGTATTGCTCTCTGATATCTAGACCTGATTCATATCACAGAATGATAACATCTACCACTCTGGGTAATCATGTTGTTGCTGTTCTAGGTATTAACATGCTTAAGTAATAGATTAGCCACTTACTACGATAATGCTCTTAGGTCTTGCGACCCTGAGTCTCCCCTAATAGCTTCTATGGACGAAGATATGGAGTATATTGATAACATCTTAGTCTCGTTACTTCCTAGAGAGGCAGATAGAAGATTGAAGGATGAGCTTCAGAGATTGAATGTAATCAAGGATATTAGGGGGGGGGAATGTACAACCCCGGATCCTTGATTATTCTATTACCTTCAGATCAGTCCCTGAGAGATGAAGTTGCTAGAGTGTTAGGGTATGATGAGACTCCTCTCAATATTACAGTCCCTGAGCATCTCAAGGCTTCAATGATTAGAATCAGATATGAACTATACTTCACTAACATGGGAATTATACATTAGTTCATTAGATGTATGGATGGTAATTATCCAATGAATTAGACACATCTCCATTAACGGGAATGAAGCAAGACAATACATGATTAATTCACATCATGCGTTGTAAGGATTGATGATATTATCTAGAGTATGGAATGTATTCATAACATGTGTTGTATATGGTTGGATTCATCTATTCAACTATTCCATAGTGTGATCATGATCTAGATTGAGTGTGTAATGATGCATATGTCACTGAGAATCACATTACATTGACAGAAGTAACATAGAATGAACATGGCAATATGTGTGGATCTACGGACAGTTCTATGTTATATGATGTCTGTGATTGTATGTTGATGTTACAATGACTCATGATTGTTACTCTCATCAGTGGTCTTAGGAGAGAGATATGGTAAGAGCTGGTGACTTCGAGATGATGTGATGATTAATACCCCTACGGATACATGTAAGGTATATGAACAGAGAGGAATGTTAGGTTGACAATCCTGTCTATGCTGGCTACCTCAAGTGAGGGAAGGATGAGACGCTGAGGGAGTTAACTGTCTTCTTAAATATAACTCGTTACTATAGATATAACCTTATATTACTTACACATATACAACTTAATTATACATACTAGAATAGAACAATGTACGCAGCAACACCTATTGGATCTTACGCAATGAACTTGAAGACTTCAGGAAGACAACCCTATCTCTTCAGTAAGTTGAACATTGTAGATGAGAACTATACCATCACAGCCTTCGAGGGCTTCGGTACTAAGTCATGTAAGGATTGTGTTCTATGTGAGGAGGATCCATACACTGGTTGTCCTAAGTTAGCTATTAAGGTCCAACCATCAGAGACAGGTGGATTGTTATCTGACTTCATGTACATGGGATATGCAATCATTCCCTCTGGTGATTGTAGATGCTTCTATCTTGTATCTGTTGAGAAGACTAACAAGGAGATGGTGAGAGACTTAGCATATGATCTCTTCCTCAAGTTCTGTGCCTCATTGGCTAGACCTAATGGTAGAGCAAGACATATTGTTGCAGATAGTATTGGTGAACATATCGTCCATGCTCTTGGATTACAGCATATGCAAGAAGAATTCATTGAGTACTTCGATTCAATGACTACACTACCTCTCAATCCTTGCGTTGATGAGACAGATAACATTGAATTAGAGTATATATGTAACTCCATCAAGCATATGCTTACAAGATCTGAAGACGAGAAGGTGAAGCAACTCATTGAGGAGCATATCCCTATGGAATCTATTACACAATATAGATCTCAAGATATGCTTGGAGAGGTTCGCTATCCACAAGGTACACCTGTTGAGGTATTGAAGGTAATCAAGGGATCAGAGATACATGAGCATGACTTGAGAGATAACACTCTAATATTAATGTATGGAGATTGGGATCGTGTCAAGAGAGTTAAGTTCGAATACAATCTGTCGAAGATCAAGAGGATTACATGTAAGATCCAATCTCCCCAGAAGAATGCTACAGAGTGTTCAGAGTGCAAGGAGGAATAGGATATAATAAACTATGTAATATAACAAGCTATGAGATAGCATCACTCATTGAAGGGGTGATGTAATCTATGAGATAATCCAGAGATGTTGCCGTTATCTCACAATTCTATAGGAGCTATTACGTCATCTATCTCTATTGTGATGTTCCGTTAATTACAATACCACATGACATGAACACATTAGTCTAATAATCTTCAGTGCATTAATTAAGCAGTCTCGCACATAAATGGAACTTAGATTAGGTACTAATAGCTCTGAGATTGTTCAGAGATTGAATGCTTCAACCAATTCAGCCACTATACAAGATAATGTTATTCCTGGATCTATCAATCTCATAGACACCAGAGGAATACCTAGAAGATGGAATACATCATCAGCTCTAAGCTCTGAACTAATCCCTGGATCTGTTGTGACTGTTCGTAAGGGTAATAATGAAGTATCTGGAGTATTAGTTGATCACAATCCTCAGTCTGTTAGGGTTAGAACATCAGGAGGAATTATTCAGTTGTATAATCCCGACTTCATCAGAACATCAGGGAACAAGAATGTGATCTCCATACCTAACTCTGATGATGAATCAGTCCTATCCTACAAGATCTCATCTCTCCGCTGGTTACCTACAATGAATCTGTTGATGAACAGGAATATGACTGTAGGCTCTCTGTCTGTAGCTGCTCTAATTGATAATCTGGGTGACACCGTTGCTCCTTCTAGAGTTATTCTAATAGTTAACAATGAGACTCCTCAACAGTTCCTATCTCAGAGGGCATTCATATCAGATGTTAGTGCAGTTGAATCAACTCCTATGGATATAATCAGATACCCTGCAGATATTAGAATGATCCCCAGAGGTACAATGTCTGTACCATTATCTATGAGTGATGTTGCCCTTGTTCCCATCTATCAATACAATACTCAGACTAATACTGTAAGGTATGGCGTCAACATTGAATCACCAATGACACTACCTCCTGGAACACTAAGGATTCTCAACTCTGATCTGTTGGAAGTCAATGAAGTTCAGATCAATAGAGCCATACCTGCTTCAGATGAATACTTCATTCCCTTGAACTCTGGATTGGATCTATCTGTCAACTCAACTGTAGAACAATCACAGAATGGAGAGAGGATCAGCATTAACACATTCAATTCATCAGGTAGTCCCAGATTGTTAAGGGTAGTTCACCCAATCAATGGAACAATAACAGGGTCATCAGTTGAGTACAAGTTACGTAATGGGTCTATGGTGTTCGATCTTGAAGTCACTCCCGGAAGGAAGTCATATGTTATTAACAATACATTAGATAGACCTGAGAACTTGATTGTAGTATAGATTGGGAACTATTGCATTACCCTGAAGAGAGGTAATGTGATAGATGGAAGGTACTAGTTGGCCAGATGTTGGGTTATCATTCTATATTATAGATGATAGTCATTGAATGATTCAATAATCTCTCTGTAAGGGTGTAAGCCACGGACAGATCCGCAAGGGAGGATGAATGAGAATGAGATGATCAATCCTGTCAGCTGTTGGATGTCAATTCATACTATAGACCATATTCATTGAATCATCCAAGATCGGCTCTGTAAGGGTGTTAATCATAGATTGGTTCGCAAGTAACGATGAGATTGTTCATGATCGTAGATGCAATGTAATCACCACTGACACACTGAGTTAATCATAGTAACATTCGAGTGTATGTTCATGTATCCTAACTTGTTCTCTTGAAGTATTAATCATTGTAAGATCACAGACAATCTGAATGTAATAGTCAACGAGAGTTCAACCAATTACATTCCCCCACAGTACCTGGCCTACATCTAGGAGTATCAGGGAGTAGCCGCTAGACACATAACTGTATCCCTAAATAATACTACACACATATTATTAACCCTTAGTACATATTATAGTTATACTTAATCAATCATGATCTCCAGACAGCACATTGAACAATACACCCTCTCCTTGAAGGCTCAACAGAATGATTCATTGTTGGATAATGTTGGGAACATGAGCTCCAGTTACAAGATATCATCCCTTGAGGGATTCTTCAATGAAGGGCCCGTGATCTCCCTTGAAGTTGAGTCAATTGGTGATTCTATCGATGATGTGACAAGTCTCTTCAACCTGGGATACGTTATTATTCCAAGGAATGGCAAGTACCATATCATCAGACAAGATAGAAGAACCATTGATATCATTGAAGCAGTTGCATATCGTCTCTTCCTTCAATATTCCAGAGCATTGAGAGATAGAGGATATGAACTAACAGTGTCGAAGAGCTTCGGTCATCATATCACTGATACTCTCGGTATTCATAATCCATTCACAGATGATATAGCTGCATTCTTCAATGATATGCTTCCAGAGGACTCTGCAACATCTGATCTCTGCGATGATAGTGTAGACGCTGCAGGCATTGTCTATAGTTACTTCCATAATGATGAGGATATCCCTCTGATGAATGCAATGAATACTCACCAATTAATGGGTAGAGTTGTCCTCTATCGTGGAGGGGGCCGTATTGATGTGAAGAGTCATCTCATGAAGCACAAGGTCTTAGTTCTTCTAGGAGATCGTATCATTAACCCAGACATGTCATTCACACGAGCAGGTTGTGAAGCTATCAAGAGAATCAAGTATGCTCACGATATGCATGATATCCTGTTCAGAAGCGTCAATAACTAATCATATTCAGATATACATGAGAGATAGCAACACTCTTCGGGGTGCTGTCATCTATTAGATCCATACAGTTAGTAGGGTATCAGATCATTGCCGTTGGTCCTATCATAATAGTGTGATTGTATCTGTTGAATTGATTGATGTTGTCCCTGAGCTCGTTGGATTCAATCGTTGATGTGTGAATTAATGGAGATGGGATGATCAATCCAGCCAGGTGTTGAGTCTCATTCTGTGCTATAGATCATAGTCATTGAATCATCCAATATTACCTCTGTAAGGGTGTAAGTCACAGGATGATTATGATCTAACAATGAGATGATCATTCTAACACTGGTTGGATGTCAATTCATACTATAGATCATAGTGTCTCAATGATCCAATATTGCCTCCGTAAGGGTGTAACCCATGAGATGATTATGATCTAACGATGAGATGATCATTCTAACACTGGTTGGATGTCAATTCATACTATAGTCCATAGTCATTGAATTGTCCAATATCCCCTCCGTAAGGGTGTAACCCATGGATTGATTCGTATAGAACGATAGAACGTAATGATCACGCCAATCCACAACCTTACGTTCCATCATTCTCAGGCTAATTCAATCATAACGAGAGGAATAGGGGACGGGACATATTACCAACAAGCAGTGAAGCACAATCTATTCAAGAGGATTGTGTGTCATATTGATCTAATCAGTAGTTAATGTGTCGTAAGAATTGTAGGGTTCGTCTAGAACACGCTTCAATGGAGGAGGATTCTGGATGTTGGTGTTAGATATCTTATCGATATGAACCCAATTAGATACAGGATCAATGCGATTAATACCTTGGATATAATCACCATCAGGAGTTAGGTTGAATGTTCTAGTATCTACAATGTCTGTACGTCTAGTATAACTTGCCTTCAATCTTTCCCTTGAACTTCTTCTTCCCACAGCCACATCCTCCTGATCTGGGAGATTGGCCACGAAAGGAACTACCATATCTAGACATAGATCTTGGACTTCTAGGGCCATAAGCATCAATATCAATGTCTGTGTAGATACGTTCAGGGGATCTTCTAGGAGACAGAGGGTAAGGTGTTCTTCCGTAAGATCTGGGACTCAAGGTTAGACCACCTTCAGGAAGGGAGACGAATGACCCTGCTGAAGATGCAGTTCTTCTAGGACTGAGAGCATTCAAGTATGGATTGGAGCGATTGATTGTACTAGCATCAGCGTAACCGAAGTTGGAAGCTGGAATGATATCAACAGTTCTAACATTCACATCTACAGGATATTCATCGAAGTTAAGTCTTCTAGCTACAGATCCCAAGTTGTCTGGGTTGAATGATCTACTGTTAGTTCTAACGAAGACCCTAGGAGGAGATGAAGGTACAGTCAGAGTTCTCGGAGGTGTGTAGAACTCATCCTGAGGGATCTGGAATCCTTGCTGACTAGGGTAGGTAAGTCCTGGAGTGTACTGTTGATTGAAGCTCATTGTTTCACAGTCAATTTGATTAATTTCGCGCGAAACAGGACATGTACTTCCTGCTTGTAATAGCTCTATGCATTATCATTATATTCCTATTGTGGGCAGAGGATAGATCTCAGAATGGACTAGAGAAGCCATGCCAACACTCCCATCCTAACTTCTCAGACAGATGTGATCTGAAGACTAGGATCAGTAGATTGATAGCTAATGTGAACTTGAGTCATAGCATTGTGGAATGGAGAAGGAGTCTATTAGTTGCTATTATCTGTACCCTCCTGATATCTCTGATTCTTGTGGGAACTATGGATGCAGGTACGTTAATATTCACAATCACAGTTGTATTCCTCATCATCTATGTATGCTCCGGTATTGTCTATTGGTCTATCTATCAACCCAGGAATGAAGATATAACCAGGAAGCTCCTGAAGATTCAAACATACAATGCAAGATATAATCGTTCTAGACGAATCACACCTCAATGATATTATCTCTCTGCTCCTGGAGCATTATGAGCCAGCTTCATTCGATGAATCAGTGTTGAGATCATCATTCAACTCATCTGTATCTATTGGATTCTTCCACAATGATGAACTAAGAGGGCATATCATGGGTATTCCTGTTCAGATGCATGGAGAACTCAAGGGAGACACCAACTGGTGTCATGTCACCTATCTATGTATCCATCCAGAACACAGGAAGACAGATGTAATGAAGAGATTGAGATCTCGGCTAGAGGATGAATTGATGAACTTAGACATTATCTCAGGTTATAGTCTGACTAGATTCCCCCTTACTAAACAATCCATACCTTGCTATCAGTTCAGCACAGAAGCATTGGATTCCTGGGATGGTACCATTGAATTGATTGATAGTTCTGAAGTTGAGATTAATTCAGGAGATCTGGTATCTATCTCAGCTCATTGCCCTGTCTATCGTTGCTTCAAGGATGGATCTCTCATTGGTTACTTCTCTAAGTCAACATTAGAAGGAGTGGAGAATACTGAGATGATCACATGGATGTATGCTGTATCTAATATGAATGAACTCTTCAATGCTGCTAGAGTCTCTGATAACAAGATCATAGGCTTCAACATGTATAAGCTTGAGTACTCTGATTCATTACTCTCAGATGACGTCACTATAGATTACTTGAATAGGTTATACATTAATATCCATGGAGATGACACTATCCTAACCAAGACTAGAAGGGCATACCTGAATCTACATATATTCTAATGATAACTAACTCATTACACCATCTACTCTGATTGTGCCATGTTCTACTATACTCATCATCTAATAGATCTGAGAGCGTTAGGATCTATCTGGTTGAATCATCCATTAGTTCACATATGCTCTAGTAATTAGATAGTATCACGCCCAGGGACTATGTAGTCTTCCAATCTTGATGGATTGACATACTATTCTTGAATCAATGAACTGATTGTGAGATCTAATAATATTACGGGATTATTGGAATAGATAGCATTACCCTAGTAGGTTATGTAATCTTGGATAGTTACGAATTGATATGATTGCCCCTATCTACTGAGGGGTTATGAGATCTAATAATATTGCAAGGTTACTAGAATAGATAGCATTACTCTACTGGGTTATGTAATCTTCTGTCCCATCTATTGTCTATATCTATAACATCAACAATAGATAGTCTATGTGAAGAGAGGACCTGAGTTAGGCCCCATAGCTAGAACCCATACTGCTCCAGCTAGAGAGTATTGGAACTTAGCATATTCCCCTGTGAGAGCTACAGATGTTACTACAGATGTGAATGAATCTGATCCTCTTATGATGTTACCTCCATTGACTGTTACACCAGTTAGTCCACCGGGTAATCCTTGAGGGATCAGCTCTATTATTCTTCCATCACTTGCAGGGGGTAGAGTGAATGTTGAAGGAGATGTTGTAATAATAACAGTTCCTGTGAGATTGTTCTGGGAACCTGCAACATCAATCTTACCTGCATGGGATAATGGAACAACACCCATCTGAATAGTCCCTGATAACTCTCTGTTGACTGTAACATTATGAGTGTAAGTCTTGGTGAGTACATCTCCTATGGCCTGAGCAGTTACAACTACAGGTCTATCTGTTAAGTTCACTATAGACGTTCCATCAGCTCTAGAATTGGAGTCTATGATTATATCTAATGAGGTGTTAGGTTCAGCAATAATGAGATTAGACTGTAACACTGTATCTGATTGACCGGGAGGGGTTGTCATGAATCTCAATAGTTGAGAGGTTGGATCTACGAAGATGATATTATCCTTGAATACTAGAGCATGGAATGTTGAAGAGGTGAACCCATTCAATACATTATCTGTAGATCTGAATATATTGTTGATGATATAGTTATCCATTCCTGAATTGGTTGTCTCTGTAACTTCAGATAGATTACATCTCTCAACTCTCACAGAAGAGCACACAGCCCCTATAGTCACCAGAGGGATGGTACATGTATCAATATACGCTGTAGTTAATGATTCTAAGGTCATTGAGTCATTGATTATGAATCCTGTCAATCTCACATCACTTCCTGATACAATCAATGATTCAATGATAGGATTACTCAACCCTACGATCTTGTTATTATTACCATTCATAGTTATAGTGCCTTGAGATGAATAATCCCCTCCGAAGACATAGAGAGTCATTCCAGAAGCTAGAGCATTGAGAGCGAATTGAATTGTAGACGCAGGTCTATTGATATTACCTGTCTCCATTGTGGCATCATTCCCGTTAGGTGCTACCCAGATGGCATTGTTATCATATCTCAGTGCTATGTTACTCACTCCCGGAGCTCCCATAGAACCTGTAACTCCTGGAGGACCTGTTGGGCCAGTAGGACATGGATTCATTCTGGCGACAATGTTTCAAGGATTAATGTTACAATCAATCAGAACACGGGTACTATCACGGGAGAGTAGATGAGATATTATGATAATCAGACTATTAGATGAATCAATTGAATGATGATACCGTTATGGAAGAATGCATGATATCACAGGTAATCAGAACAGAGCTGCTATCATTGATGAACAGATGAGATATCATGATAATCAATCTACTAGATGAATCAATCAAGTCATATTGCGTACAATAGGAATATACGATATCACAGCCAATCGGCACAGTGATACTATCATTGATGAATAGATGAGAGACACAATAACGATACATGTATTAGATCAATACAACAGATCTACAACATTGGAGGAAGTATTATTACAATCATTAAGTAGACTGTAATAATATTAATGAGCTATATGGAGGAGCTTGCTGTAGATAACTCAACATCAACACTCAATAGAATAGATTGATCATCCAACTTAGTGGGAACTTGCTTGAAGATAACCTCTCTTGTTCTAATTCCTGAATTGTTCAATAGATTAATGGCTCTAGAGTTCATATCTGGTACACAATGCATGGATGTATTGATGCTAGATCTCACTACAGATATATCACCACAGGAGAAGAGATATCCATTCACAAGCATGTAAGACATTTCTCATTACCCTAATAATCATACTCTCGGAATGACCAAGGTCTGACCTGCAGGGAGTTGCTCTGTAGCTGTTGTCATGATCGAATTCAACAGAATCAATGAACTCACAGGCACTGAATACTTAACAGCTATACTCTGAAGCGTATCACCTCTTCTAGTAACGTATGTATTGTTGTTACTATTGAAGCAACCTGTGGCAGTTACTATTGAACCTACTTGGGGTTGTCCATTACTCTGATAATAGAGTAGATCATCTCTAGGAACACCCAGAGCATTACTGGCATTCTCCAGAGTGTCTGTAGGTGTGAAGAGATAAGTGCAAGGTGTGAATGATTGTGTTGTTGTATTACCTGAGGTGCAAGGGACAGCTATTCTAGTTCCTTGGGGAAGCACTGATAATAGATTGTAAGTCATTGCCAATTCCTCATTGTTCATTAGTAGATCTATGGGTCTAATCCTATACTGAGCAGCAATAGATGTTAGAGTATCTGAGGATGAAGTTACATAGACACATGAATAGGTAGGTTGGGATGCTTGCATTATCGATGATATCTACTTCTGATGTACAGCTTTAATGTGCATGCGCTGGAAATTAGCAATGAGTACAACTGCTGAGGAGCCTAGATATCTAACTAGTGACGAGATTGAACATATCCTTGATGGGTTACCAGAGATCAGATCTAATGATAGAGTTGTATCACAGACACACACAGAAGCGATGAAGAAGAGATTGAGGATCCTTCTAAGCAAGTACAAGCTATCCTCTCAAGGCATCGAACAGATTAGATTCGAGATGGCAGTGAAGGCGGAGAAGGCAGAGATGGCTCCAGGAACACCTGTAGGAGCAATGGCTGCATCTGCTATGGGTGCTCCTGCAACACAGATGACTCTGAATACCTTCCACAGTACAGGTTCTGCTAAGAATGTATCAGCTGGTGTAGATAGAGTCACTGAACTTATCAAGACCACGGATAACCCTAAGCATCCTTCATGTTCTGTGTTCTTCAAGAATAGAGCCATAACCTTCGAAGATGTTCTAACCACAGAGAGAACCAAGATCGTAGATACAAGAGTATGGGACTTCGTTCTGAACTACGAGATTGATACTCATGAGAACATCATGGATGTTACAGACGAGAATGGAGTAAGGTACAGACAGAAGAATCTGGCACTGTACAAGTTGATGGTTAGATCAGATATTGACACAGATCAATACGTCCTGTATCTTCAATTAGATGTCAAGCAGATGTATGTATATGATATCACAATGCAACAGTTAGCTCAAGCTATCGAACAATCTGGAGGAGTCATTGTCGTCTATTCCCCCATGAATCAAGGAGAGATGTATATCTATTCCATCACAGATCTTGTGAATGAAGCTCTGGGCGATTCAGCCAGTTACATTGTTCCATTGAGACCAGATGAGACTGAAGAAGATAGAAGATATAGATCCAGAATTGTATCCTCCGTGTTCTTAGAGACTATCGTACGTCCTAAGCTCTCAGATATTCAATTGGGTGGTATTACAGGTATTAGAGCTCTCTATCCTGTGATTAAGCCTGTTCTCTCAATAGTTGACACTGAGATAGCTCAAGCTGGAAGAGATGATATCTGGTTGATTCAATGCTCACTCTCCAGGATGAGAACATCAGGCATTCAACCTCATAACTTAGAGAGATTAGCCGTAGCTTGCGGACTTGAAGTTATTCCCATCAATGATCCTACATTAGCACAAGAGTATGTATGTCTGAGATCACCTACGAAGATATCACCTATGAACGTAATGAGAGATGCTATCTCAACTCAAGAGAAGAGCGATAGAGCTTGGGAGAATCAACAGAGAGCTCAAGGTAATTCATTCGCTATAGCTCCTAACACCGAATTGATGAATGCATCTAGATTCATATATGCTGATACCAGAGGATCTAACTTGAAGTACATCCTGGGAAGAGATGAAGTTGATCCTAGATACACATTCTCCAACAATCCCCACGAGATCTTGAACTGCTTGGGTATTGAAGCCGCTCGTAACTTCCTCCTCATGGAGATTAACAGAATCTTCCTGGCTGAAGGTTCATATATTGATCCAAGTCATATTACATTGCTTGTAGATTATATCACTAACAGAGGATTCCTCACACCAACAACATTCACAGGTATCGGTAATCAGAGTGAAGGTGCATTCGCTAGAGCTGGATATGAGAGAAGTATGGAAGTGTTGTATTCAGCTGCGACATCATCAGGCTATGAATCAGCTGAGCATACATCTACAGCTGTCTACTTCGGAAGGATTCCCAGAATGGGGTCTAAGCTCTCAGAAGTGAGATTGACAGAGCAGGAGAGGGAGGATTACAAGAGAGCTCTGAGGGAGAGAAGATTGAGAGTAACCGCAGGTGATATTAGTAACTCTCTCAGAGATGTGAAGCAATTAACCTATGGCGGAGCATATCAAGAGTCAGGTAATAGAGACTATGAGAATATGTTCACAGAGTCAAGTCTCATGAATGCAAGATCTAAGCAGATTACACAGTCCCTTCTCGTTGGAACAGATCCCAATCCCCAGAGACCTCAGATGAATCCTCTACCTGTTGTATCTAATCTAACGAAGGATGCCATGAATACAATCATCAATTCAGGCTGTGATCCTCATCCCCAAGATCAATTGTTGGAGCCAGGAACACCCAATGTTAGATCATCTCCTCTACTGTCGAGAGCTAGAACACTCCCATCTTCTACTGCAACAACTCAAGCTCCTCTCAGTAGACCATTAACTAGACCTGCGCTTCCATCTCAATCACTTCAAGCTCCTCTCACTAGAAGGCCATTACAACCTCCATCGACACAATCTGGAGCTATTCAAGCAAGGCCATTAGCACAACAACCTTCTACCTTACAGAGTGCACTAGCTAATAGACCTCAGATACAACCTAGAGCTCCTTCTGCATCATCACTTCAAGCTCCTCTCAATAGAAGAACATTAACACAGCCTGGAGCTATTCAAGCAAGACCTCTGGCTCCTCCATCAACACAACCTTCCACATTACAGAATAGACCATTACAACAACAGACTCTGACTAGACCTCCTCTCTCAAGAGCTCCAATGTCTGCAATCTCTAGACCTCCTCTGCAGCCTCTACAGCAATTCTCGGGAGATATTAGCATGACTAATCTAATCCAGAGAGGAGCTAGACCAACTCAATAGAACATTCAAGCGTATGTCGCATTACTTCAACAGATTAGTAATGTAACACTATCATTGTAGCATCTAACACAGTCAATCATCTCATTCGAGGGTGTGTCGAATTGTGACAGTCTCCAATATTGTCAGTCGATTGATATGAATTGAGAGATTGTGGTGGTACGGTATGATCATTGTAGCATCTAACACAGTCAATCATCTCATTCAAGTACAGGCCGGATTAACTCACGATCTATCTTCGAAGGGTATATGTGATGAATAGACTCATTCAGAGAGATCAATAATACATCATATCATCTGATTACCTAATATATACAATGTAATCGTAACATATCATCAATTAATCCACCAATCTCAACAGTCTACATCAATCATCTCACCTGCCTGTCTATGTGCTAACACATCTATTGATCACATGATAGTTAATCCATTGCATCACTATATCCCGATGGTATTGTCTAATCAATTGATTATCTGAAGGTATCAATCCTCTGTTTATGAGAGCCCTAGTTAGTTCAGGGATGTACATCATTATGAGCTTCCTCAATAGTCTGTCAGTTAATACACTTGAGTCTCTGTCTATGAGAGCTATGATCACTCTCCAGTCCAATATCTCAGGGTGTTCAATGGTAATGTTCTTGAATAATAGCACTTCAATAGCCGAAGGATAACTCACTTCTAGATGATGTGTTCTCACAGTATAATCGGGATATAACTCTCTGAAGGCCCTAATCATCTCAGGATCATCAGCTAAGTCATGTAACTCTAATCTAACTCCTAGATCATGAATATATCCCAACAGTTCAGGGAATCTAATAGCATTGGAACATCTAATGATGATCTCATGTGATAATCTACTCAACACATACCTACATGCTTCTAATGACTTAGTCTCCAGAGCATGATATGCATCCATTATTGAGATCTGTCTCTGATCAATGATACCCTTCACCCTATGATTGATTAGTCTCAGATTGGAGTTATCTGAATGATCCAGGAATGATGATATGATGTAGAATGTATCGTCCATTTCCCTGCCGTCCCAGTTATAGTGATCATTGAGGAAATAATGTCTTGCATTCAAGGACTTCAAGGATCTCGTGGACCTACAGGACAACAAGGCCCTGCAGGGCAATCATTCATTGTAACATTCCCTTCAATCTCGGATGGTGTCTCATTCATATCCAATTCAGGTAATGATGTAACAGGACAGTCGGGACATCCAGAGCTTCCATTCATCAATCCTCCCTCTAGTGAGGTTGTACAGTTGACTTCAGATCTACCAGGACCTCAAGATGATAAGAATTACTTCAGCACAGCTAGACAGTCATTAGCTGCTCCAACATCTATATTCGGTAATAATACCTACAGAGGTCTGTTCATCACAGGATCTGAGATCTCGTTCACTGGCAATGTAGTGATTGAGTCATGCATTCTAGACTTAACATCATCTTCTAGTAGTATAATCTCACAGACAGGATCATTGTTGATAGCTAACTCTGTGATTATTGTATCTTCGGATGACATCGATGCTACTCTCTTCAATACATCAGGAACTCTCCGTGTAATCAACACCACAATCAAGATGACAGGTGTACTGTCTCTGAGATTAATTGGGGGATTCGCCATAGACGGTGTATTCACTAACTGTGTATTCAGAATGACCAATGGAACTCTATTGATAATCAACGGTGCCGACGGTAACACTCTGACATCTGATCTCATTGATTCTAACAATCTTGTACTGATGGATACAGAGAACCCTATGAGTGAAGGATCTCTGAGTGCACCAGGAGTATCTGTAACAACTAATAGATTGATAACTAGACCTCAACAAGTATTCCAGCAAGCGAACATGGCTACTATAGTGTATAATAATGTAACTATAGATAACAAGACACAATCATATCGTGGTGAGGTCCAGAATACTTCAGGTACTCTCATGAGGCCTAGAATGCAACTGAAGATGGTCGTTAATCCTTCAGTGCAAGGATACACCATAGGAAGATACGATTATGCTATCGTTGTCTCTGTCCCTGTGACTATTCCCCCGTCCGAACAGATCCATGGAAGGATATTAGAGGTGTCATCCAGAGATCCTAATGTGATAGTTGAGGCTGATAATATCATCTCTGTAGGCACAGCTCCTAGCCCTGTGGTAGTCATTCCTCCGGGATATACTTACATCCTTCAATATAACATCGTGAATAACACTTGGTATGTGATATCCATCCTTCACTAGATTCATAGTTACTTCATTCAATGACATTACTTCTGATAGTGATGCTATTGTTCATAGATTGAGGGAGATATGTTGTTAGTTGTTGGATCCTTCCGTAGATTCGTTCAATGTTCTATTCATGGATATGTTAGATGAGTGAGATCACCAGGGATGATTGAGATGATTGATTGTCCGAGGTGGTATCATATTGCACATTGTGTGGTAGATTGATGGTATCACATTAGATATTACAACCTGTCAGGAATATGTCACATACTATGAATCAGTTGGAGTTATCGGATGATCTTGGGAATAGCGAGACTATATCATTGTCATCACCAATGGACATGTATACATTATTGAGATCTCAGGAACGAATGATGAATTATACTATAGTTCGGAGGATCGGGATGTGGAGAGATCGGCCCATTCTGAGCTTGGTTGTGAGTTAATTCTGACTGTAATTCATAGTGAGTGATAATGTCTGGATTCCCCTCTGGTGACCTATGGATCACGGGCCAATCCGCACATGATCGATCATTGTGTAGAATGAATGCTCTCACTGTCTGGAACATTGATGCAATTACTAGAACATCTAGTGGATCAGCTCATCTCCTTCAGTCACTATCTAACATAGTATGAATTGATCATCCCTCAGAATCAAGTCCCGATATCACTGTAACTCATTGATCTCAATCTCAGAGAATTCAGGGTCATTCGATTAGATGTTGGATCTAATTCTGACTACATCTCATAGTTGCTGTAATTGTCCAATAACCCCTCTGGTGACCTATTGATCACAGAATGATTCGCATGTGATCGATTGATATGTAAGATTGATGATCTCACTGCGAGATATGTTGATGCAATTACTAGAACGTCTAGTGGATCAGCTCTAGTGACATCACTCACTATCGGATATAGCATGAATTGATCATCTCCCAGAATCAACACATTGCCTCGTCTGTTGGGTTAGTGATCTATCGTAGAGGCGAACATCTTCGAGAACGAGCAATGATCTCACGGTAGATCGATCCATATGAATCCTATGAAGGTGAATACTCCAACAACAAGTCATCAAGCCTTCATGGTCATAACTTCACCCTATTCAGTGATGTGATGTGTGTTATCAGTTCATATAATAGTTGTAAGAGACGTAACTATCCAAGCTCCCGCATCAGGAGAGTATTGGAGACGTGTAGATACTCCAGCAGCCACACTGATCTGATTCAGTAATTGTCCTGTCTTCACTATTAGTAATTGAGGGCCATTAGATTGAATAGTATGACTTGCTTCAGCTATTGTCTCAATGATCATTCCATCAGAAGGCATGTCAGGAAGGAGAACAGCTGTTGTAGCCAGAATCAATATCACCGAAGGACTCTCTAAGTTCAACTGTACAGTGGCCCCATCGCTAGATGTTAGTGTTCTCCTGATCAATCCATTCATCCTGGTGCCCATATCTATGTTAGATATCTCTCCCTGAGTAGTGAATCCAGCTGTATGATTGAATGTATTCACCTCTGTTAGTTGAGCAGTTACTCCCAGATTATGAACAGAGTTGTTATAGATCTGTTGATCTGGGTTACCTTCTGACAGGGCTAGACCATTAGAAGTGATTAGGGTATTATGTGTCATCTGTACCCTGTCAGGACCTGAATCTGAGATTAATGATGATGCTGAAGGAGCTCTGATGAGATTATCCCTAAGTACGCCTATGGAGAATTGGGAGTCTATCACAGGAGAGGCCGTTGTCGCTATTATTGTGTTGGATTGAATGATGAAGTCTAAGCAGCCCAGTAGTTGAATCACAGATCCTGTGGCTGATGATTGAGTTATTGTACAATCTCTGATGTCAGTTCTTGCAGAGGATGTACAGTTGATATCAGCCAGAGATGATGCCTTGAAGCTGATATTATCTGATGTTGTTATAGTTGTTGCACCTGTTACGATAACATCTAAGAATGTAATCTCGAATGAATCTGTGATAGTCAATGAAGTGATAGTAGCTGGTCCCCAATTGACTATTGTGAGGTTAGTTACCTCAGATAATGTAACATTATGAGATCCTGATAGCATATGAATACATTCAACAACACCGGAAGACACCAGAGGAAGGATGGCTTCCACAGTAGCCGCAGGAGCATTCATGTCTCCTACCTTGAATGTTGCGTCATTACCTGTAGCAGCTAACACTACTGACTTATTATCGAAGATATAATCTGAATTCTGTCTACCTGGAAGGCCTGTGGATCCCGTAACACCTGGAGGCCCTGTAGCACCCGTGGGACAAGGATTCATGATGGGTATATATTTCTCCATCGACATAATATCACAGAGGGTAAATGTCACAGCAATGCCTCCCTGGTTTGCAGGGTATTAGAGGTCCTACGGGACAGCAAGGTCCTCCAGGCAGTAACCCATTAGACACTGCAATCATATCATTGAATACAGGCTTCGTATCTAGAACAACCATGTCACCTCTGGGACCTCTCATTGGTGTTATGGATAGACCCTTCAATGTTCTACAGCCTGGAAGGAATGTAGTCTTCCCAGGGTTGTATGATCTGAACAATCCATCAACTTCATACATATTCTCAATGGGAGACGTGAATATTCAACTATATGAGAATGTGAACAGTCCAGAACTGATTATATTGAGAGCAATAGTTAGAGGAGTGTTGGGAGATCCTCCGGGGAGCATGTCAAGGTTCATTCAATGTTATCTTGAGTACAATACAGGTTCAGAGAGATCTTCTGGAGAGATAATCACAGAGTCTTGCATTGCTGTGATCCTGGGATTCTCCTCTAGCGCTGCATTAGATCACTCTGAAGTGCGTAACTCATCAATGAACATCCTGGCGTCTCTCCCTATCCTGGAGGCATCTCGTCCTATACTCATAGATTCAACATATATAATCTCAGAGTCATCCAATCTATCTGGGATCAATACAGCAGTATGTATCTTGAATGATATCACCATCACGGTAACAACCAATCAATTATCTACTGATCCCGCCTTCACAGGATGGATATTGAGACCTGTGTTCATACCTTCATCATTGAGTATAGGTACAGATATAGTGGTTGATGCAGTTACACCTAACACTACAGATGGCTGTAACAATGCCTTCAATAGTAACAATGTTCTGAGAGCTAAGGGGCATGCTACAGAAGCAACATCCAGAGGTATTGGAATTGCTGTGCTCCCTAGAGATGTTGGATTCCTTCTCAACTCAGGAGAAGATCCTCTCACAATAGATCTAGCTAATGAGTATCAAGGGAGAGAAGTATCAGTAGCGAATATATCAGCAACACCATCGATTGTCAGTACGACTGTTGGGTCTACGTTCCTATACCAAGGGGCATCCACACCAACATTCACGATATCTTCTGGATTCGTTGCAACATTCCAGATGGATCCTGCTCTCAACAGAGTTCTTGTCACATCATATTACTGAACCATCAAGGAAATGTCTATTGTTATAGGACCTAAGGGACCCAGAGGGCCTCCAGGGCCAACAGGAGCTCCGGGGCCCGACTTCACACCTTCAATGACTTCACTTGGAAGTAACATCGCCATAGTAACAGATCAATCAACAGTGAATCCTGAGCCTGGTAAGTATTACAGATCTTACACTTCTATCTCTAATGCATTAAGTAATCCCAGCATAGATCATATAATTGTTCACAGGACTCAAGATGAGACCATACCTGTCGTTACGAGGACTATAACTATCACAGGTATAGGTACTCCAATGACTCTAACTATGACTGGATCCACACTCTCAAGTAATATCACGATCAGAAGACTCTCTGTTAATGTAGTTAATGCTCTGGGAACCTTGTCAATATTAGACTCCAATGTCTCCATTAGACAGACATTCCCTTCAAGCTCATCTATCACACTCAAGAGATGTACAGTAACGGTTGATGATATAATCCCCTTGGCTGCATCATCTATGACCTTCCAGGCCTGTAGAGTTACATTATCTCCCATTGTCCCCGTTCTAGCTGATGTAGATGCTAACTCTGAGTTCATTAGCTTCAACAATGACTATACATACCTAACCGAACAACTCCCCACCTTCGTGTCGGTGTCCATTGGAGCTAGAGCAAGTTCATCTAATGATATTGTAAGATTACCGGGTGTAGGACCATTCAGTGTATTCCCAGGAGGTAGTTCTAATACATTCTGTACTTCAATGACCATTCTATCTGATGATCCCAATCTTGAAGTAACCGATAATCTAGAGGCTGTGACAGTCAATGGTAAGTACTCCAATAGCACATACAGAAGAGCAGATTGGTATGCATATCCTAGTAGAACAATAACATCATCTACGGTTCTATCCCCCACAGACAGAACAATAATAGTGTCAGGGTCTAACATAACTATAACAATCAATGGTCCGGGGGATGGAAGGGATTATGTATTCTCTGTAGATGCAGGAACCAATAGAAGCATAGTCTTGGGAGCACAGGTAATATCTCTTCCCATTACACCTGTGGACTTGAAGCTCATCATAATAGGCTCAACTCTCTATCAGTTAGCAGGTTAGTTCACTATAACATGTACATTATATCACAACAACAACAAGTGATACGATGATTGAAGCATATTCAATACGGAGAGTCTTGATAGATTCCATGATATGTTAGGGGGTGTGGAAGTATATCCTAGATTGGTTGCCTAACAATAGATCTATCTAATTAAGTGTTGATTGCACTCATCCGATGTCATTCTGTTCAGATCTAATTAATGTTAGCACCTGAGAAGAAGCAGGGTTATATCGATAATCGAATTGTGATGATATATCTCACAGTGTTGAATGATCTTGGAGTCTGGGAGAATCGATCCTTCCTGATCAGGTGTTGAATCTAATTCTGACTGTAATTCATAGTCACTGAATATGTCTGAGAACCCCTCTACAAGGCTGTTGGTCACAGGGCGATCCTCACATCATCCACTAACATGTAGGATGAATGTCATATATTACTGGGACGTTGTTGCAATTACTGGAAGAGTTAGTGGATCAGCTCAGATGATATCACTCACTATGGGATATGATATGAATCTTACGTCCAGCAGAATCAAGTCCTAATCTCACTGTCTTCCATCGATCTCAACCTCTGCAGAATCAATCCTCTTCGACTAGATGTTGAGCCCCAATCTCACTGTAATTCATGGTGACTGAATATGTCCGAATAACCCCTTGATGGACTAGGATCCACGAGGAGATCCTCACATGATCGATCATTGTGTAGGTTTGATGCTATCATCATCCAGGCTGTTGAGTTAATTATCCTACCAGTATATGAATCATCCTCACCTCCTTCAATGACAATCGGCTATAGTACACATTCATCATCCTTCCAGATTGAATGCTAATCTCAGTAACCAATCCCTACCAAGTATTAGAGGAAGCGTATCTGAATGATCACTGAGGGCTCCAGCAACCTTCGAACTCACTGACTTCAATCATACTGGGCACTGTCGTAAATACTCATCATGGAGTCATTCAATGCAAGATCTGTTGCTATCTCAGAGTTAGGGAATGATCTAACCTTCAGGGTTGGAGATATGAGTCGTCCTGCAGCTTCATTCGATGCTATTCTACCATTAGTTCGTATTGGGGAAGTGAGATCAATTCATATTATATCAGGAGCACACAACATGAGCCTGGATGATGTTCATGGTCTGATTGTAGTCAATTCAGGAACAGGGAGGATTGGTACAGCTAGGATTGAGCTATGTTCGAATGTTACTCTGATTGATGTTCAAGTTGTTGATGAATTCGAGATTGAAGGTTCCAATAATATCAGGATCAGGAGATGCATACTGAGTCATGTGGAATGTATGGATTGTTCTATGATTGATATTGAAGATAGTAAGTTCTTGGACACAAGGGCTAATGTAGTTATCATTCTAAGATATTCAAGGGATGTCTCTGTTCAAGGCAACATCATTGTGACATCAATTACAGGCCCCATCTTGAATGTGAGCAATTCAACAGATGTCACCTTCAGAGATAACATTGTAAGAGCAATCAATCTCACAAGTGTGATCAGCAATACATCAAGCAACGGAGTGTCCATAGATCATAACTGCTTCATCACATCATCTCAAGATGTATCATTGCAGTGTAGCTATACATCCCGAAGAGTTCTAGTGTCTAACGATGGTACGTCTGTTCATCTCGATAATGGATCTCCTTCTGTGGTCTTGGTTGAATCACCTGCTGATGTCATTCTCCCTTCCTCTGGTGTAACTGATGGAACGGTGATTGAGATCATATCCCTAACATCTTCAACTATCACAGGGGATATACTCACAATGAACCCTACGGTGAATAGAATATCATTGAACATACCGGCTAACGCTTCAGTCAGAGCTCAATATGTTAGTAATGAAGGCCGCTGGTCAATCTCACTATGGTTGATAGATTAATAGATCGCCCCATCATTCAGATGGTGTAATCTCTGCAACACTTCGAATTAATTTCAATACATGTTGATATATTATATCACTCATATTGTAGAATGATATAATATTCACTTCAAGGAACAGTTACAGTACCTACGGAGCCTATCCATGTACTCCTAGCCGCAATCCATTGAAGTCTCATGAATGTAGAACTTGCCAAGGGAACTGATGTTGCTGTGCTCCCCCATGGAGGAACATCTATTGTATCGGGAGATGTAACTGTTCCTCCAGCTCCAGGTGCTACAGATATCTCGACAATTAATCCATTCACAGGAGGAGGTAGTTCAACGGTTACACCAGGTCCAGACACATATACTATAGTTACATCTCCTATCATAGTATAAGTTCCAGTCGATACTGTGTGAACAGATCTAGTGTGAGATGTCATTAGCTTACCATCATTGAAGTTACCCACTCTTAGATCTGGATTGGTATATGTTACATTAATCGCATTATTGAATAGCTTCCCTTCTGTCACATATGGAATTGGATTAGGTGTCAAGTTATGGAAGGAGTTATGATGTACATTGGCATTGAACAACGATCCTGTCGCTGGTGTTATTGAGTTCGCCGATAACACATGAGCTCCATTATGAGATATGACTATTCTTCCCTGAGGATTAGATATATTATCTGCTAATACTGACAAGCCATCCCATCTAATGAGGTTATCTCTCAGAATAATACCTGCTGGCCCTCCGAAGATTATATCATCTATCGCAGTTCCAATGAATAGACATGATTGGATTAGACACTTGGTAACTGAGACTACTTCAATGTAAGTAGTTGCTGCAGTAGCTATGAATGTACATCCTCTGATCTGGATATCATCTATATTCATTGGGTTGATGAGAGATATGACGCATGATCTAATGATGCAGGATTGATAGTTCCGTGCAACCAGACCTGTATTGAAGTCTAATCTCTCTAGAATTATACTGAATCCATTATCTACTGTACATATATCATTAATTGAGACATCGCCCCATCCCCTAATTGATAAGGCTGGCTTGGAATTACAAGTGAACCCTGCATATGTCCCTGGAATGATGTGAATAGTTCCACCATCTGGGACAGCATCAACGGCTGTCTGAATAGTCTGGCAAGGCTTGTTGATATTACCCAGCTCGAAGTCAGAGTCAGATCCAAGGGGAGCTACAAGTATAGATAACTTATCGAAGACTATGTCATTGTCTACGCGACCTGGAGCACCCCTAGATCCCGTAACACCTGGAGGGCCTGTAGGACCGGTAGGACACGGGTTCATTATTGTATGAGATTTCTCATCCTGGATAATATCATACATGGGAAACATATACACATGTCTTGCATTCAAGGTATTCAAGGATCTAGAGGCCCTTCAGGTCCAACAGGTACAGCGGGGATTAATCCATTAGATACACAGATTATCTCGGATGGAGTTCACTATGTATCCATAGCTGACACCACCCCTCAGAACATTGTAGGTAGTATGAAGTATGAGTTCTCTCAGCTTCAACCTGGGACTAACACAGTATGGACAGGAGACTATCCTGCTCTTCAGGGATTGTTGAATTATGGAATTGGATATGTAATCATCAGAGATACGACCAATACGGTGTCTAATTCAACTCTGAAGAGAGTTAGAATGTTCATTACCAGATCTCTCACATCGATAGATGAATTCATTCTCATTCATGTAGATATCAGATTAACCACACTTCAACAGACTGCTTGGTTGAGATCATTCTACACTACAACATATGATGGAGCTGTATACGCCACAGAGATATTCAAGTCATTCACATATACTCCTGATGCTGCTCAATCCATGATTGTAGCCAACTCTACTTCAGAGATTATAGGATCAGGCTTCTACGCAGATAATAACGCTGTCTTCTCAACATCTTCCCTAGTCCCTGAGCTGAGATGTATCAATATATCAATCTACAATGACACCTATAATACTCTATTAGATAATGGATACGCGTTCGATGTTCTTATCATGACTAGAGCTGTAATTCCTCAGTTCCTAACTCTGTCCAATCCCTGGAGATTCGTTGACTTAGTACTTCCCAGGTCACAACAACAACCGTTAACATATAATTCATTAGATCTGAACTTCCAATTCAAGACAGTGGGAGACATTCTCAAGCCTACTGTGGGTGTCGTCTTCACATTCCCTAGTGATTCATCAACTCTATTCGTGAATCCTGGAGTTGCTCAGGTTACTATCCCTAACTGGTCTAATAGTCCATCTCGTGAGATATTCATAATGAATGGAACCAATGGGACTATAACAATCATTCATGATGGAGGACAGATAATTGAGAATGGTATCACTGTCCCATCTGTAACTCTACTAACTAATAGAACAATAGCTCTTCAATTCGATGGAGATCAGGGATTCCTCTACGTATCTTCCAGGTATACGTAAACTTACCGTTAATGTCTACTATTATAGGACCTAAGGGCCCCAGGGGGCCTGTCGGACCAATGGGTGCACCTGGAACAGATTATAATCCTTCAATGACTACATTAGCTAATAATGTGGCCATAGTAACTGATACTGTGACAGCTCTTCCTCCTGATGTTGGAAGATATTGGGTCCCCTACACATCTCTCCTTGATGCTTACAATGATCCTGCTATTGAACATATCATTCTCCACAAGACCCAACCTGAGACATTACCTGTTGGGTATGAATTGAATTCAAGAACAATACACATCCAGGGTATGACTAGTTCATGTCCTGTTCAGATACCTGATGTGTTGATAGCTTCCATCTTCACATTAACAGATGTTAAGATCCTTCAGTCTTCCATTACTTCAATAGGATCTAGCCTCCAGATCAGAACATCTGAGTCAGTGTCAGGGCAGGTGATACAATTCAATTCCATGAGTCAATCATCCATCATAATCATGGAATCTCAACTGGATGTGAACCAGATCACTCTGGGGGATCTATCAGAACTTATTGTTCTATCATCTCGTATTAATGTTCGAACCTCTCCCGTCTTCAGTATTAGAGGGACAGTTCTCAGTACAGGCAATGTATATACAGTTCCTACGACTAACTTGTTGTCATTACTTGATGGGTCGGGATTCAGATTCTCTAGCACTCATGACACTCTGAGGTTGATGAATACTCCGTCATTGGATATATCTGCCTTATTCGGAATGTGCATGATATCTGGAATGTCTGTAATATCTAACTTAGCTACAATAGTAACCACGCAAGTGTTCAGTCCCTCGGTGGTACAACCTATAGATGTCAATGGAAGGTTCCAAGACACTCAATATAATCAATCGGGATGGTATGGATATTCCCTAACTATAGCACCTTCGGGTGTTACATATAATGTTGCTGCAACAGATAGATTCGTGAGAGTTCAGAACTCATCTGTTGATCTACAGAGTGTTGAAGTTCCAGGCTTCGAGGTTGTTCTGGCCTTCGATGCTTCACCAGACCCCAGAACTATTATCACAACAGAATGGACTTACAATGTACCTAACACAGCTAGTAGAGTGAAGTTGATTAGAATGGAGACCAGATGGGTTCAATTCGGTGCTTAAGTCGATATGTAGCATAATACCATTACATTGATGGTATGATGAATGTATTATCCTTAGTCTCCTCGGAGGACTAGAATGAATTGACTCTAACAGATGTAATCCAGAAGTTAGCTCCCTCAGAATATTGAAGACGAACAGATCTTCCAGCACTAACAGGGAATGATACAGGTGTAGCTCCAGTACTAACAATCAACATCAATACTCCATTAGCTCCTATGGTACAATCAGATTGAGCTATGATATCTATAACCATACCTTCTGGAGGGCCTCTGGGGAGAATAACATATGTATCAACTTGAACTAAGATCACTGAAGGAGTCTCCAAGTTCAGATACACATTACTTGTGCTATTAGATATTAGTGTCTTACGGATCAATCCATTAGCTCTAGTTCCCATATCAATGTTAGATACAGGTATGAGATTAGAGTCATAGTTACTGATGTGATTGAAGTCAGTGATGCTCGAGATGATTCTGTCATTGCTTCCGAAGTTGTGGAAGGAATTATTGTAGATATGCTGTTCCACCAAGTTGGATACTTGAAGATTAGATTCAGTGACGAACGTATTATGAGTCATGAGAATCTTGCGATCTTCGTCTGCTGTGGAATCTATCATGATACTTGTCAGCTGATCTCCTACCACAAGATTATCACGGAATACACCCTGTGAAGATTCAACATTCAGGAGAGTACCAGATAGATTAGTATTGAACGAATTAGACTGGAATGTAACATCAGACACATCAAGCAATTGAATATTCATAGTACCTCCAGAAGGATCTATGAATGAGCAATCCCTGAATTCAATATTAGATGATGTGAGGCATTCCAGTGATGTTATCTGCGATGATCTGAATCTTACATTGCTTGAATTCTCAATGACTATGATATCATTAGATACAATATCTATGAATACGATATCTGAGGAACTATCCACTAGAGCTGTACCTATCCTGGAAGGACCCCAGTTAATAATATGGAGATTACTTACGTTATCAATTGTCATGTTATGAGTTCCTGAGAGCATATGGATTGTAGTTACTTCTCCTAGGCGAACCAATGGAAGAATAGCATCTATAGATAGAGCAGGAGCGTTCATATCTCCTACCTTGAAGGTTAGATCGTTACCTGTACTCGCTAGAACTACTGACTTGTTATCGAAGATATAGTCTGAATTCTGTCTAGCATCTCTACCTGAAGATCCCAGCAAGCCTGGAGGACCTATTGGGCCTGTAGGACAACCGCTTGCGGTTGGACTGAGAATCCCTTCATGATTATTACCTCCATCACTGACATGAACCAATCCTCGGGGAGCGTCATCACCAGCAGATGTAACTAGCCTCTGAATAACATCAGAACTCATTGTACTGCTTTCATATTACACATGATAGGTAAATGTCACAACAATGTATTCAAGGACTTCAAGGTACTAGGGGACCTTCAGGAATACCGGGGAATGACGCACCCCCTAACCCATTAGATGTTGAGATTATATCACTCAATACAAGCTTCATCTCTGAGGGAGCCAGGAACAAGCTAGGACCTCTGATATCAGTGATGGATAGACCATTCAATACTATTAGATCAGGGAGGAATGTGGTATTCTCATGTGATTATCCCCCAATATCTCCGGATATCACATACATATTAGGTATGGGTTCAGTTATTCTGAATATACAACAGATCACTTCATTGGAAGGAGCAGAGGTAATCAATTGTCAGGTAACAATCTCGGATAATGCCGGATCTGTCGTCCTGATTGGATGTGATATCATGTACAGTAACTCTAACAATGGAGTTCATCCAATATCAGTAGAGTTCAGTAACATCGCCATCTCAGGAGTATGGAATGGATTAGATCTCAGAGACTCAATCGCTAAGATCACAGACGGTTCAGATATGGTAGATGGATCAGATATACAGTTGATTGATTCATGTCATATAGACTTCAATGGAAGTAGCTTGGGTACCATAGCTTCATCATCATGTCTCTTGAATGATGTTAGTATTCAATCAAGCAATACTCTCACATCAGGCAGCAACTTCCTTCCCCTAATCATCAGGCCTGTGTTCTATGATATTACATCCATTAACTTAGCCACAGATACAATAATAGATGCTGTATTACCTAATGTGAAGAAGTCATGTAATAACTCATTCAATATAGACGGTATTCTAACAACTAAGGGTTATGCTACAACTCCAATGCTCTCAGATTCATCACCAACACAGATCCCTAGGGATGCAGGTCTATTCATCATTAGAGACATTGACAATATATCACTAGATCTAACAGAGGAATACCAAGGTAGAGAGATTGTTGTATGCTGTCTCTCAGGTAATACAATAGTCCAAGCTGTAGGGGGATCATTCCAAGGCCCTTCGGGAATAACAACAACTCTCCAGATCAATCAAGGTGTTACAGCTGTTCTCCAGATGGACCTGATTACATCTACCATCTATGTTACATCATTATATTGATCTCTTGGGGGGCATGCAATATAGATTCAACTATCTATCGTTAATGGTGTAACAGATCCAACCCACATGTAACGATAATCATCACAACACTTAATCAGACAAGGGGTGTTGTTATGCCTCTCATTATCACTTAATGATCACATATAAATGTCTCTAGGACCCAGAGGACCCCGTGGAATAGAAGGATCTCAAGGCAGAGATGGTATTCCCTTCAATCCTGTAATGAACTCATTGGCAGACGATGTAGCTATAGTCACTGATTCAACTGATCCACTCCCAGGAGAGCCTGGCAAGTACTATAGATCATTCAAGAGTGTCTCTGAAGCTCTGGATGTTCCCTCAATCCAACACATCATCATTCACAGAACCCAAGATGATGTAGTAGCTACCATTAATAGATCTGTAACTATGACAGGTATTGGAACACCTATCACATTGAGAATAGGCAATATCAACTCAGGATTCAATGTTAAGTTCAAGGGTCTATCTCTTGAGTTCATGAATTCATCAATCAACTCATCGGTAGAGTTCCGAGATTGTAATGTAACTATCAGTGATCATGTGTATATTACATCAGCTCCAATGGTATCATTCCACAGATGCAACGTTACCATTAGTTGGTCACTCACTTGCAGAGATACTAGAGTAGATATTCAATCATCTAAGATTACAGTGTTGAATGGAGTGCCTATAGCATTAACGAGAACTACACACATTAGCTTCAATAATGAGTATATATGTCAGGATCCTCAAGCCGTTCAATTAGTGACTATTGATGTTAATGGAGGTAACAAGGTAAGCATATCTAATGCTCTTGTTAGATTACTCCCTACGGTTAGTCTATTCATAGCCCTTCCTCTGAGAGATACGGCATCGAAGGCATCAGGTACTTGCATTACAGTTCTATGTGATAATCCCAATCTCATTGTTGAAGGCACTGTTGAAGCAGTTAGTGTTAATGGTAAGTACTCAGGATCAACGTATCATAAGTCTAACTGGAATGCATATCCCATTAGAACAATCACGTCTTCTACAACATTATCACCTACAGATAGAACTGTAATAGTGAATGGATCTAACATTAATATTACAATACCTGATCTTGTTGAAGGAAGAGAGTATGTATTCCAAGTATCATCAGGAACTAATAGAACTATCACTCTAGCTAATACAGGGCAAGTGATAACATTAGATGGATCAGCTTCAGGGTACAGATTGATAATCATTGGAGGAGTATTGAAGCAATTAGCTTGAAGGAGAGTAATATAGTATAGCATCATCAGGGTAATGATGTCATATCAATAGAGGTTGGAACAATGACAGGTAATATCATTCATGTATTGTGGTGATATAACATTAATCTCTTCATCATTAGGAATCTATCATATCCTCCTCAACATATTAGTACATCTCTCTAAGTTGTTGAGGATACATGCCATACTCCCTGATGGAACTTGAGATAATATCTATCTCCTTGCATTGCTGGAAGAGATGTTGTGGTACCTGAGATTGTAAGGAATGGGATGGTATCTGTAGTGAATGGAGGAGAATTAACATTGTATATCACTCTAAGCTCTCTTCCTTCAATCTGTAACTCTGGGTTGTTGGGAATAATAACTTCAGTGCCATTAGCAATAATCGTAGAGTCATGAGGACTTACATTGTATGTCTCTACACCCTTCACTGTAATGTTAGATCCCTTCCATGGAGCCACAACAACACCATTGGGTAGGACTTGTCCTGTGGTCATGTTAGGCATTATCTTCTCTGGTCTAATGGTTACATTCTGAACTACAGATGTTGTATTATTCTGAGGTACCCCAGAGTTAATTGAAGGTATTGACCCTGTAACAATGATTGTTAGTTGATTGATTGAAGCTCTAGGTTGAAGAGAGGCCCCCTGGAGAGATAGCAATGAGACATTGGAGGTTGTGGGTATGATCCTGATCACATCTCCAATAGATACCATTCTACTAGTTGATGAGTTGAATGTGAACAGAGCAACTCCACTGAATGGCACTTGTACACACTCCATATAGTTATTGAATGAGAACAATCTACCTGTTGATGTTACCTCATATAACGCCGTGAGGAGCACTTCCCCAGAGACTTGGGTTCTGACTAATCTAGATGACTTCACAATGACATTAGCTAGATTAGTTGATGTGATATTGATGAATGATGCAGTTATCACACAAGAGTCAATGGTTAGATTAGAATTGTCTGCTATGAATGAGATCGCCGCTCCATCACCATTAATAACACAACGTTCAAGGGTAAGTGATGAAGATTGTGATACATCAACATCAGCTGTATTACCCGGTGAGATAGTCAATGTCACATTACGAAGGATCACTTGAGCCCCTGAGTTAACCAACATAGTGACTAGGTTAATGTCTATATCCACCATACCTTCAATGATGATAGATCTATTGATTATGTTAGATATGGCAGTGTCAGGTCTATACACTAAGATCCTTGACACTGCTGGATTAACTATAGCATCACTTAAGCTAGTGAAGCCATTAATATACTTACCTATCTCAGCAGGTCCATTATTGTTAGATACCACTACAGCCAGATCATTGGCTAATGTGATGAATTCTGAAGGTTCTCCTGGTATTCCTGGAGCTCCTGTTGGCCCCGGAGGACCCCTTGGACCCTTAGGACCTATTGTTACAGACATAGTTTGTATGTGCATCAGAACTTAACACCACACGAGATTAGCTGATCTTCCTCTCTCATTGATCTATCGTTGTTACATCATATCACCCCAATTGATGATATTATGCTTACGCTCTACAGTATGAGTTGATTGATTAATATGATAGCTCCAGAGAATCAATCCGTATATCACATCATTGATGTTACCCTCTTCATAGATTCAGTAGCTTAGGTCTAATTGTAATAATCCAACTCCCGGGGATATTAGCGTATTGAAGTCTGGCACATGTCCCCGAGTTCACATTGAGAGATTGATACATTGCTCCATCTCTCAGAATGGGCACTGTGGATCTAATGAGATAGTCTGAACTGGATGATATATCAATGATAGTTCCATCCTTCAAGTTAATTCCATCAGGTAGATTGATGATGCATTGACCTAGAACTACAAGACATGATGGAGTTAGATCATCAATCTGAAGGTCATCTCCATCATAGACCTCGACAGCTCCTCGAATTAATCCTCTGACGATAGTCCCTGAATTCACAGTACCTATGTTATCTCCAAGTAATCTATAACCACATGTGTAATTGAATGACTTCTGTTGATGAGTTAAGTTAGATGTACTCATGAGATGAATGGAGTTACTGTACATATCTCCTTCGGCAGATCCTGAAGCTAATGTAATTGCATCACCAGAACAGATAGTGTTATGAACTAAGAGTATTCCATCAATGTTAGCATTATCAGTCCTGAGGATAACACTAGTAACTCTTATACTGATGAAGTTATCCCTAATTATTACTCCTCTCTTGGTTCCATTGAATAGAATGATAGAGTTGATCCCGGGAGTTAGGAACATATTAGATTGGATTGTAACATCTTCAACATTCATCAATGAGATCATATATCTAATAGTGCTTACAGATCTAATGACACAGTCCCTAATATCCAACTTGGTTGAATCAATGACTTCAATACTGTTCAATCTACATGACTTGAATGATATGTTACTACAATCCATAATCCTGGTACTCTCACATGTAAGATCTATCAGGGTAACATCTCTACAGTTCATCATTATCAATGAAGTGACTCTGGATGATACCCAATTAACTATAGATAGGTTAGAGATATTAACTAGATCCATGGTATAGTCTCCAGTCATTAGATGAACTGTTCTGATAGCTCCAGATTGAATTAATGGCACAATAGCTGATATTGTTCTAGCTGGAGCATTCATATCCCCGATCTTGAAGTCCATGTCAGAGCCTAATTCGCTCAGGACTATAGAGTTGAGATCGAAGATGTAATCCGAATTCTGTCTGGCATCCTTGCCTCTAGATCCCTGTAAGCCCGAAGGACCTTGATCTCCCTCTGGACATAGATTGATAGATGTCATTTCCATCTCACTCCCTGGGAAGATACTCACATCCTTGAAATGTCTCAGTGTACCAAGGGAGTTCAAGGCATTAGAGGATCTACAGGACAAGCAGGGAAGGATGGAGTTAATTCTCTGGATATCGAACAGATCTCTCAAGGGGTATCATTCATATCTGAGAGATCTACAGGTAATGGAAGGGAAGGTGTTATGTGTCTACCCTTCAAGGACATTCAACCTGGGAGAGATATTACATTCACAGGTGATTATGATCTCAATACATCAGAGGGCTCATCTGTTCAATGTGTAGGCAATGTAACCATCAATGTCCTTCCCTCTCAATCACCAAGTAATGTCAGTATTAGAAGAGCATCAGTCAGTATTCAAGAACCAACTCTAACTAATGTATCAATTGATCAATCCAATGTTACTCTCAACTCTGAATCCAGATCAGTCATCACAGTGAAGTCAAGTATTGCAGATATTGAAGCCAGAACCAATTGGATAATACCTGAATGTGACAAGATTATGCTTCAGATTACAGGGGATGGGAGAGCATTACCTGACGGGAATGGCATACTAATGAATGATAGTCATGTAAGCTCTGGTTCTTCTATTAGATTGAGAGATACATCTCCTGCTCATGAATTCATCATCAATGACACATCCATGGAGTCCTCTGGAGAGATATCATGCTATTGCTCTGGATCCATTCTCTTCAGATCTGTAATGTTAGGAGATGTTGATATCATCACCAGAGGAAGAACAGATATGATATGCCCTAGAGCTCAATCGGGTCCTATTAATTCTATCAACTCAGGAGGAGTTCTCAGAGTCTCAGGGATAGCATCATCTTCTGGATTAGTTGGTATTATGCCCACACTCTCTCGCAATTATGGTCTGTACATTAATGAATCATCCCCTCAAGTGTATCTACCAACTATTACAGATGTTAACAGAGAGTATTGCATCTATTCTCAGATCCAACTAACTCTCAATACTACATCCTTCACATTCCTCCGAGGGGGAGTTCAGTCTTCCACTCTGATTGTTCAAGCTAACGAGTTAATTAGATTGTATGTATCTATTGAAGATCGTATCTACTATATATTGTGATGATCTGGGAGATGCAGGGAATGGAGATATAGATGATATACTTCAATCATTGAGGGTGATGCACTTGACACACATGCATAGACTGAATACCTCACCTATAATACATATCAATATCTCAATCATCCCCTATCCGCATAATATAATCAGCTTAACCCTCCAATATACAATGAATTCATGATCCTCTCAAGATCATAACTTCAATTAACTCGTGGACTATGTGACTTCAATACTAACATCACATCGATTAAATGCCATTAGGTCTACGAGGCCCCAGGGGTATTGCAGGGCAATCGGGAGTTGATGGATTATCATGGAATCCAGACATGAGACCATTAGCAATTAACTTAGCTATTGTAACAGATCAAGATACATCCTCAGGACAACAAGAGCTTGGTAAGTATTACAGATCATTCTCATCCCTTCAGAGTGCTGTGGCTGATGCTAGTGTTGATTACATTCTCATTCATAGAACTAAGCCTGAGAGAATCAGTAGTCTATCAATCAGTAGAGATCTAATCATCTCATGTATGTCTGATCTTGAAGTTATTACAGACTCTGTCAATATTCAAGCAAGTGTATCTGTAAGAGGATTGAAGATATCAACAGGTACATTCACTTGTCGTAACAACTTAGAGATGATAGACTGTTCCCTCAATTGTTCTAGTCTGAGATTGATAGCAATACCTAATGAGTTCATCCTCATGAGATCTCATATGACAGTTACTTCGAGTATATCTCTGAATCAATCCAGTCTGAGGATGCATGATTGTAAGTTGTCTCTGAGTGGAATTAGCTTGAATACATCCCAGCTCACAAGCTCTAATAACGTCTATACCTTGGATATCCCTAATGTTACAATGATCTCTAGCTCTATCAATGAATCTACCTCCAGCTTCTCAGGGGATATATTCAATCTGTCAGAGAATGTGACTCAGTTCCAGGTTAATGCCTCATTGCCCTCAAGTGAAGTATGTAATCGCAGTAGATTGACTGTTCTACCTTCCAATCCATCTACGAGAATAGATAGTATAGTGGATTCACCTTCAAGCTCTCAAGGTGTTAGGAGACCAGCTTGGTATGGATATCCCTCGGTGAAGGTAACATCATCCATGATCCTTCCAGATAATGCCAGAGTATTCATAGTCTCAGGGTCTGGGGTAATAATGACAATCCCTGATCTCATTGAAGGTAGAGAATTGCTCTTCATCTGTTCATCTGGGACTGGAAGACGACTCCTAACCCCCATCAGGAACATGGATATTCCCAACAATGCTGTAACATTCAGAGTGATATCCGTGAATGGATCTCTAGTTGAACTTATGTAATGGATTGATTAGAACGTAATCTCAGAGTAAGTGTTGTCCATGGGATGTGTAGATGAGAGTGTTAGTGATAGATCTATTATATCTTAGGTGTTATTGATATGTTCCATCTCATTGATGGTATATATTATTGATCTTGATGGGATGCTATTACAGTTAGACCTTGAGATGATGATATACTCTTGATCTACTTGAGTTGGGTGTGGTAGTTCTATCTGAGTCCATGTTGGATGTAGAGAGTATACTTACTGGACGATGATGGCATCAATCCTACGCGATCTAGACCGTACAGGATTGATGATGTCAGTGTATTAGATGTATGATCTATTGGGATCTCAGGAATAGATAATAGATTACACTATAGATTGATGAGTTGAGATCTTGGGAGATTAGATCATTGTCACCTTGGTTGGATCTCAATCTCTACTATACTTCAAGTACACTGATATTGTCTGAATAACCCTCTGGTGGACTGGTATCCACGAGGAGATTCTCACATCATCCACACATGTGTAAGATGAATGTAATGACTATCTGGGATGTTAGATTATTAATCCTACCAATATATGAGCGAGGGTTATATCCTTCAGTTACTGTGAGAGATAGTATGAATTGATCATCCCTCAGAATTGAATGTAATTCTCACTATCTCAGACCAATCTCATCCTCCGGAGAATCAGCCTTCTTCGACTAGATGTTGAGTTCGAATCTCACTGTAATCTACAGTCATTGAATATGTCTGAATTACCCTCTGGTGAGCTAGGATCCACGAGGAGATCCGCACATCATCCACTAGATTGTAAGATTATTGTCACAGCTAATTGGCATGTTCATGCAATTATCCTACAGATGTGAGGATGACATTCAGCTTCCTCAGCTACCATCCAATGTAAGTGATTATTGTATCATCTTCAATTAGATAGATTATGAACCCGTCAGAGTATATGATCCCATATTACACCGGTGACTCAATACACTATGTAATATGACTCTATCGATCTGTAAGTTGATAGCATTATCACCTGGCAGAGTAATCAATTAATATTATGTATCAGTAACTTAAGTATTACTTCAATAGATAGACAGATGGTTAATATAATTGCATAGACTGTGGAACATGATCTCTACAATTATCATCATAGAATATTACCTTAGATTGAACATCATCTGATGGATTAGAGTATAGCATAGACTATGAGATTGCTTCCCTGATCTAATCTAACTCCCAACAATCTGGAAGGAAGGAACAAGTGCTGAACATTAACGTATGTGCTAATCTCCCGAGATGCTATAACCGGAGATAATGGATTAATTGATAATTACATGATACAACCCTCCTAGATAATGCATTAATCCAACACTATCACAAGACAAGGCATTACATGTTATACCCCAATAGACCATGAGATATAACATCATTCCTCCAATCAATGAATGCGTCGTCTATATCTGTTAGTTCATGTAATTATTATATCTATTGACACGAGATTATATGATTACCCCAATCATACAATACATTACAACATTAATTCCATACTGCTATACTAATTATATCATATATACACTGATGTATTGGTTGAATACACTCTATCATCTGTAACATCAACTATTTACAATACTGCTTGACCTTCACAGGGATGGGATCATCACCCAATGTTCCAATAACATCATCTCTACTCCATCATCAATCTATCATATACAATCATCCCTTAAGCATCAATCTATCTACAACTGTTGCTGTATGACTCATCTAATTCATATAACAATACTTCTATGAGGGTCTAATATTGCCATGAGATACATACAACTGAGAACTCTTCTGGGGATGATGGATATATTGAGATGAACATGATTAGTATCAGCACATCTATGAATCTTCTGACATCCTAAGTTCTGAAGGATTGGAAGTATATTACAAGTTCTATCAGAAGCCATAATGCTCATGTAAGTGCCTCTGTATCTGAAGGATGTATTCCTCAATTCCTTGATTAATTCGGGTATAATCCAGAAGCCATGGACATATCTAGCATCATCTCTCTCAGAGTTAACTTCTCTCTGAAGATCATAATAGATCCAAGCTTGAGTATGTAATTGATCTACATTGAAGTTAGGATTCAACTCTAGAATTGCTCTGAGCATTACATCTGTCTCGGGTGTATGTTGCTCTCTGGGATGATCATACACTTCAGTCTGAGGGTATTGGAATGAATTAGGTATGTCCAAGATTGAATCGGTGTATGTTACATGTTGAAGTCTATCATCCATGATCTTCCGAAGGGTCTGGATTGATGGGATATCTACACACTCCTCGACACAACGAATCCTCAACACAGTGTATCTTCTCATTGAGCATCTAGTATCAACAGCCAACACTCTAGATGATATACTCTGCCTTACATCATCTGTTAGATCTACAGGTAGAGTAATGTATGTATCTACGGCATCTTCTCTAATATCACCAGAGTACTCAGTTAGTATATCCAAGATATGCTCACTCTCCCAAGATAGACCAGATCTTAGCATAGTATACAACAGTTGATCTCTCAAGCATATAGGAGGGAGAGAGATGGAACCTATGAACGGATTGGATATTCCACCGAAGGATGCTATCTCAATCTTCAATTCTAGGGGAAGAGGTATGAACTCCATGGACTTTCACACATAACTTGATCCAGAGGATGATCAAGCTATGAATATTATTAATCAAGATCTTAAGCTGTTCTAGCATTAGTGATGTTACCTATGGGACCTAATACTGCATCTCTGAGATTACTCCATAGATTCCGCGAGAGGAAGATCAATACCACAATACCTATGATAATGATCAGCCAGAGGAACCAATTGTTACCTACTGTTCTGAAGAATAGAACAATCAGTGCAATAATGAGCACAATGATGGTGATGATGGCTGCGGTTCTATAATTACCGAAAGCGTCTTGAACTCTAGTCTGAATTGCCTCCATGGTTTGTCTGATGAATATGGATTATTTCTCATCATTGGCTCTTCTATGAATAATCAGATGATCATTAGGCTGTAGAAGGTAACGTGATAATATCGCACCTAACTTGAGATTAGATGTAATATCAATTGAGAAGGAGCATAAGCCTATGGACTCTATAGACCTAAGACTATATCCTTCAATGACTTTCTTCTCTGAAGCTTCCTGGATCCTGTAGATATGATCTCGACGGGATCTGAGATAACCTTCGGTAGAGGTGATTCCTTAGTGACGAAGTGAACAGGAGCTACCTCTCTGGGATCTAGCTTCATTGAGAGAACACCAATCACTTGATAGATCATTACAACAATCTCAACACATGAGAAGCTGTTAGATTGGATATCTCTAGACTCAACCCTATCAACTAAGCCTACTGTGGATAGAACCTTGATTCCATCAACGATCTTCTCCTCAATCTGTAGGTTAATCTTCCTAGCTCCCTTGTGGATTCTACCCAAGATATCAAGGAAGTTCCTCTCATAGGGCTTGAATCCGAACTGAGCTATGAATGAAGTCATATCTTCAATGATCTTCTTCCTCTGCTTCTCAGACTTAACCCATGGATTGTCGAGAAGAGGACACCAACAGATGTAGTTACCTTGATTCTTAGCATAGAACTTATTCACAACCTCCTCCAAGTCTCTGATCTGAACGCCTAGCTTGGTTGTATTAGTCCTTACATCCTTGACACCATCAGTTAAGAGAGGTATGACTAAGTTAGATCCTAATGTGTACTTCCTTCCTGGCTTCAACTGGGGAATCTGAGGAAGTACTTCTGAAGTTACAACAATATCCACATGAGAGAACTCGCTATTACCTAACATCTTCCCTTGAGCTGCTCTAATTGTTGAGGAGATAATGCCAGTACCTGAATACATCAAGAGATCGAATGGCTGCACCTTGTCATAGAATTCTGAATCTAAGATCATCATTTAACTGAGAGTGCTGTGAGATTATCGTCATGGATCCACTAAGGCAGATGGAGATTGTATCATTGAAGGTAATTAATTCATACATCCTTCAATGATTACACATCTCAACAAACCACCGTACCCAATGTACTCATTATCCCAGACTAAGTTCATCAGATTCATTCAATCTCTCAGATATTACTCAGAGACTACAGATATCTGTAATGCCCGTAGGATAGCACGGTTGATTAGATCATGTAACATCTCAGGTGTAACTCCTATGACCTCTGGGTACGGTGTTGAAGTGGGGAGGATTGGTCTATTCGCTGCATCAGAGCTATCATCTATGAGTGTTAATGTAATATCAGATGAACTACGTGTGATCGTAACAACAGATGATTCATCCATTGTGAGATTAATGTCATATGATCTACTCATCAACAATCTATGGAAGCTGACCAACTCAGCACTATCAGAGAATATCACCAACGTCTCTCAGTTCATTGTGAGATATGATGATGTTCTCCCGGATCTCCAGAGAATCATTGATATATCATATGCTAATTCATACAATGAAGGGTATACCGGCGATTCACCGAAGGATGATATTACTTCTGACATTGATATGATGTTGTATTACATGTTGAGATCTACAATGCCAAGGGAAGAGGACATCCCTATAATCATGTCATTGAAGGAGAGAATTGAAGAGCATGGTAACTTAGGGAGATATCCATTCCTCCCTTACAGAGTGAATACCAATAGCATTCCATATTCAGGTGAGATAGGTGACATCATTCCAATAACCAGAGTAGATGGAGATCTCCAATATACAACATCTGAGTTCATTGATACATTGAGGAGATGGCATAATGCTCATATATTCAGAGATCTCATGACAGAGTGAGATGATACATTGATGAGATTAGATCACGAATTGAATTAGTGCCATGATCTAATCAATATCACCCTTGAAGGAAACTACAATGACCCCTTCAGAGCTTCTCAAGATATTGAATACTATCAAGAGAGTAGATGATATAGCAAGTGATGAACAGCTAGACAAGCTGATGGAATTAATTAACAAGCTAGATCCTGATTGGACTATGAGGGATACAACCAACAAGGATGATGAAGCTCCTGGATACTTCATCTTAGAAGCAACCATACCTAGAATTGAAGATTGTATAGATATTCTTCGTCTTGGCTTCTCAGTAACTCCGTATGATGATAATAACTATGATATTGGAAGTCCTCCCTCAGAGGATACATTGATAGGTCTAGGCTTACATTCATTCCATCAATTGTATGTTGAGTATCTGAATGATTCCAGACTTGATGACCCTTCCCCTCTAGCTAATGTTCGCAACTGTCTATCTATGAGATGTAAGCCTTCTTCTCCTCAACTGAACATGATCAGAGAGGTCATCACAGATGTCATTGTTACTCTACCTGACTATGAGGATGCTACTGAATTAGATATTGAGTTGTTCCTCAAGGATAATCCCAAGTATATCCCTCTGCATAAAGCTCTGATTAATCAATGATCATTGAGATAATTATTACATGACTTGAATTGGATAAGTTATGTAATAACATAGTGAGCTGGACATCGCTGGTGTGCACGGGGATGAATCATTGTGATCAAACAACACACTGAGACATGACTATCGCTTCATATATTGCTCTCCTAGAGGCTATCACATCTAACGTCAGACCAGCTCAGGGCTCATGGTTGGGATCATTCGTGAGAATAGACTATGATCCTAAGTTGGACATGTCTAATAATCGCTTGGAATTATCAGATGTACCTCATGATAGATTGGGACCATTGATGAGATTGGGATATCCTGTGGCCATGGTCAATGAATCGGGTAGATACGTTATATACTTGAGAGATAACTCACACATTATGGTAGCAGCACAATTATTGATCGTGAATACTAGAACGATGTTCCGTGATAATGTAAGCTCCGGGAGATTATACTACAATGGTTGTAATGGGTTGATTAATTCTGTGATTGTCCCCAGACTGATTGATTGTGATGCCGTTGGATGTGGTATACTCGAGGAATCCATGGATGAACTTACGGGAATTATCAATCAGAGTTCTCCCGAGATGACATTGTATGAATGTATCTGTAGATATCCTGATAGTGTCAAGGATATTGCAAGGATATTAGATTACAAGCATACTGATCATTATGTTGAGGATCTCTTGAACATATTAGATGGGATTAATATAACACATGAAGGAGGAGAGCAGCTTCAACAGATGATCGAGATTGAATACAACAGCTACCTAGGGAGATTGAGATTCTTCAATATACAGAAGGAAGACATAACAGAGCAAGTCGCCGAATGTGCCAAGAAGTTAGATCTGAAGTCCTTGGAAGTGAAGAAGATTGAAGGAGCTCAGGCTGTATCATGTGATTATGTTGATATCATCAGAGATATGAGAGTTGAGATCTTCAAGAGAGGAGTAACTCAAGTATTCAAGCAATAGAGTACATATATACATCATATGACCTGGATGAGAAGGTTATGTGATGATACAATCTCTTCCATGAGAGTGATAGATTAATGGAACAGAGACAGAGTTATCAATGTCTGGTGATATTGTATGGATTGAGGCATAGATCCATAATATCATGAGCATGTACGGAATGTACTCATCATATTATATATGTACAATAATGATGACATGAGTGCTCTCAAGTAATCTCTATCATAAAACAATACAATGAGCTCATCCACTTCAGCTTCAGAGGAACATAACTCTGCCAGAGATGCATATCAACTGATTCATCAACATACAGATAACATTGTCTTCTCAGATTCATTCGATGAAGCTACAGGAGATCCATGCATTGTTGCTGATCTACCTGATAATGTTGTCATTGATCTCATTAAGAATCATGATTGTATCATTAGTTCAGATAGATCAGGAGCATATCATATCTGTGTCCCTGACTCAATTGATGTATTCGTGGAGAATGCTATCATGAAGTGTGCTAAGATGGCTGAGATTGGCTCCAGTGATCCATTGATTGTTGTGAATGATAATCATCCTTCCTCTGCTTGGTTATTGCCTGTCTTGAGATGTTCCTACTACCCCAATAGATCATCAATTGAACAGATGAAGGAAGCATTCCATGATACAATTGATGATATCACTCAGATCAATGATATTACTCAAGGATTATCCCAACAATTGATTGATAGAGTGTCATCGGAGGATACACCTGAATCTGTCAAGGAGATCATTGAGGTTATGTCATTGTTGAAGGAATATCCATACAAGGTTAGTGCTAAGGATGGTGTTGTTAGCTTGGTATCCTACAAGGTTAATGCTAAGGAAGTACATTACACGATCAAGAACAGCGATCTCAAGCTTAACACTCTATCTGTTGTTGAGGAGGATGATACAGATAAGTTAGTCACAACAGATCCTAATCTCATAGCTAATCTCAGATTGGAGTTGATTAGAAGATCACTGAAGCAATAGAATGGATAATTGAAGTATTATATATCTCAGAGTATTGAGGGATATATCATATATTGAATAGATTAGAAGATGGTGTCGAGAGGATTGATCTCTAAGTTCATCTAGTTCATCTAGTTCATTCCATAGATATTAGCATAGTATGAACTAATGAAGTGAACTGAATTGATAGTGATTGTTGGAAGGAGATCGAGCCAGTTCATGAGTTAATCAGTAAGTTCACAACAATCTAGGTCATTCCAGAGATATCATCATAGTGTGAATTGAATCATTGAATTAGATTGATAGTGAGATATCCAGAGACACTAGATCACTTCATGAATTAATCGCTGAGTTGACTAACAATCCAGTTCATTCCAATAATGTTCACTCAATACATTAGATTCCCCCTCTGGTATAGTCAAGAACTAATGTATTGAGTGAACAGTACAATGGCTACAATCCATCTCTCTACTGGCTTGATCTCATCTTGAAACAACCATGGATTATCTCAGAGAAGCTACTAGAAGAATCAGCAACATTCATCATCTCTCCTATGACTGTGATGGATATGATGTATATTACAGAATTGAAGTACAACCGAAGAGAGATGAATGTTCTAGGGATATGGTATCTATTGAGTTATGTGATGAATATGACAAGAACACTGGAGAGCCTTACATATCCGCATATCTGGCTGATAATGTGGTCATGGAATTGATTAATAGTAATAAGTGCATAATCTCAAGACATGAATATGGTGGCTATCTCATATCTGCTCCTAACTCAAGTGATATATTCCTTACCAGAGCTATCTTCGAGTCCTTAGAATTAGCAGAGAAGAGGAATAATGATTGTATGATCTACTCAGGATCTAGCAAGGTATCTCATTCTCTCATTAGTCCATCATTGATAGTATGTGAAGGTAAGCATACATCTCAAGAGTTCATCAATCATATGTCTCTGAAGTTCAAGGATCTTGTGGAGAGAGCTAACAAGATAGAAGCTGATTATGACAATGATATTGAGGAGACATTACGTAACATAGCATCTATTGACACTAACCCATCTGCAGGAGAGCTTGTAGATCTATTGGATTCATTGTCATGTAATGAACCTATTGTAGTAGAGCAGAGAGACAATGAGATCATACTATCATCCAGAATGATTGAGAAGATTGGCATGGATGAGATCTTGGGATTGATAGGGGATGTAGATGAATATTATGAGCACATTGCCGTAGATTGTAAGGAAGGTAAGATTCTAACCACTAATCCTAACATCATTGCTGATCTGAGAGCTTACCTCATAAAGAAGACGTTGAGATTATAATGTTAATTAATATGATATCACTGAGGGAGGTGATGTAATATAACACTAATTGTGTGATAGATCCACGTAATGATAGATAGATGAGATCATTACGTGAGTTATCCTGGGTTGGTTGAGCTCATGATGAGCTATCGTGTTGTATTGATCTAATACATACATTGAACATTGCAGTGATCTAATCAATTGATATATTAACAATATACAATCTATGAGTTCATTCTAAGTATATTAGTCTAATAATGGATGTCTTCTGTCTATCAATCTAATACATACATCAATCAATCTAGTGATCTAATCAATTGATGTATTAACAGTATACAATCTATGAGTTCATTCTAAGTATACCAGTCTAATAATGGATGTCTTCTGTCTATCAATCTAACTAATACATCAATCAATCTAGTGATCTAATCAATCGATACATTAGTAGTATGCAATCTATGAGTTCATTCTAAGTATATTAGTCTAATATCTAATGAACTAATCAACAATACATTCATCAGTCTACGCTCCCTCCACTCTGCTGTCATCTTCATCTCTCAAAATACGACACATCTCTCACCGAACAACTCATAATGTCATTAGTATCAGGTCAACAAGTTAAGGTTAGCGGTAGATCAGCCGAGATTGTCCCCTCTTCCAATCAATCCAATCAAGATGATCATTACTCTCAAGCTGTGAGATTATGTGCTAACATCACAAGTCTAGCGAGTAAGACTCAAGCTCATGAAGTTATGGCATTGATCGAAGAGCATTCAGGAGATTATATCAGATTGAGTGATGAATACGATCAACCCTCAGGGGATCCATATGTATCTTCTGATATTCCTGATCATCTCCTCCCTGAACTAATTAAGGATCATGGATGTATTCTCAGAGCAGATGAAGAATCAGATGGATATCTCATTGTTGTCCCTGATAGTGCTGATGTATTCATTAGTAAGGCTATTATGGAATCATTGTCTCTAGCTCTAGAGGGATCTAACATTCCAATGATGTACTCTCCCTCTCATGCAATGGTTAGTGCATTGATTCTCCCAGGTATTATATGTGATTCAGATTCATACCCTGATGATAGCTTCATTGCTCATATTGATACATGCCTAGAGGATGTTATGGATAGATCAGAGGTAGTAGATCCTTCAGAACCTGATGAGACAATCTCTGAAGGATTGAAGATGGCTATGGAGAGTAACACAGATAAGTCTGTTCTTGAGTTGATTAATCTATTGGGTAAGGTTGTGAGCGGATCGTGTTGTCTATCGTTGGAAGAAGATCAACTAATCATCACATCACCCTTCATCAACAAGAATTCAATGTGTATGCTCCTGACAACTTGGCAGGGTAGACTTGAAGGCTATGAGACATTGAAGATTGATGCGAACCAAGGTAAGATTACAACAACTAACACTGATCTCATTGCTGATCTGAGAGTTCATCTAATCAAGAAAGCATTGAAGTTATAAGCAACACAAATACATAATATGTCTATACAGGAGGATATATAATGTCTATACGCGAGGATATATGATGTCCATATTATCACATAGTTCATGATTATGACCATGGCAATATCATCCTAAGCTGGATGTGATAGTCTACTGTCTCTCACTTACATTATCCAGATGGTTGTATTGGCCTCGAAGCGGTTATCTATCTTCCTAAATATACACATAACTAATATTATTACACATATACCTCATAACCATGTCCACTCAATACAAGCAACTGTCCAAGAGTAAGTTCATCTCATTCTTGAGAGCATTGAAGCATATGTCTCAAGAAGTAGAGAATTCCCATGTTAAGTATTATAAGCTGTTGAATATTGCAAGATTGGATAGCTTCCGTATTATCTCGAATGTCATTCCAAGAGATAATGGACTTAACAATAAGTGCTATTCTGTAGTATTACTTGACTCAAGAGTTAGTATGGAGGATGAGTATTCTCTCCCTGAAGCAGGATTCTATGTGTATGAAGGATACAATGACGCTCGTTGTGTAACAACAATGGACCCAGAGCAATCCATCAATGTTGTCAAGCTTATGTTATATGATTCATTCGTTAACAAGATCCGATGTGGATTGAATGGCTCTACGGATCTTGTTATTATGGAATATAAGGATATTGTACAATATATTACTATCGGAATGAGTGATAGTAATAATCTTGTTGGTTCAATGGTTCAGGAGTTAATCGATAATATGGATGATCATAGGGAAGATTGTGGAGACTACAGTGATGAAGAGTTGGCTATCTATTACACATTGAAATCTCAGTTAATGTCTCCGAGAGATCATTCAATTATGCAAGCCCTGGCAGAAGTTACCGATATTGATAGATTGGACATTCTTGGATTCAACGGCCATATCATATGTAGAGATGATCTATCTATCCTTCCAGACTTCACCAGAAAGGATAACACAGCCTCTTACAAGACAACAAGAGAGAACATTGAAGCAGTTAGGAGATATAACATGAACAAGGCATTCAATGTCTTCATGCATTAGGGGATCTCAGTATATTACATAACCTTGCTATAGGGGGTTATGCGATATGAACACAGATTGGGTATTATATAATATATCTATCGCCCTCAGCCCTAATATTATATAATATCTGCACATACACAGATAGGAATGATCTCTCGAGAGTAGGATAGACAATATATTCGTTATTGTAACATAAGGCATATATTATTCATCTAATGTACCGGAGAATATCACATCTTGTGAACAAACCATGAACGCGGTAGTATCAGTATCATCTGTTAGTAACATCACAGATCTTGGAGTACCTGGTCAGATTACATTGGAAGGAACGGGATTCTTAGTATCTGAGAGACATGTCATTACGACTGCTAACTTAGTGCTTGTTCCCAACATCTATGATCGTGTTCCTCCAGGAGTTCACGTTAATATGTCTAAGCAACAATTGATTGTAGTTGGAGTGAATAATGTCAATGGAGAGCAAGGGTGTCATTATAAGTACAGAGCTGAATTAGTTGGAGTTGATGCCACTGCTGGTATTGCTATTCTTGAGATTGTACATACTGAGGGTTCTCCTCCATTAGAATGTCAAGAGACCTTGAAGTGGGGTAAGTCAAGGAAGGTGAAGCAAGGATCTAAGATTCAAGTTCTAACTAATGCTGAACCTAACTATTCATCTGAGTTCAAGGGATCATTGGCTAGACAGAATGTGATCATTCCCGGATTAGGTCTAACTCCTGAGTTGTTATCATTAGATATTGTTATTCCTAGAGGATCAGCTGGAGCTCCTGTCCTTCACAATGGATGTGTTATTGGTATGGTTATTGGATTATACCCTGAGACAACAACCTATGTAGCTATCTCACAACATGCAGCTGAGAGGATTATTGCTGATATCATGAAGAATAGAAGTGTTGAAGTAATCAATGATCCTCTGGGTCCATTCCTGAGACATATCAGATCTATGCTTGGAGTTGATACTAACTTAGTTAATTCATTGACAACATACGCTAATGTGCTTGGATTGATTGATCTAGACAGTGTCACTAATACATGGAATCTAATTCAAGGCATTATTGTTGTAGATGTTCTCCCTGTCTCTCCATTGTTCGGCACATTGTCTCCAGGTGATATCATTACATCTGTGAGATCATGTTCTGGTTGTGTTAACCTGGGAGGATTGGAGTGCCAGAATACAACAGGTAATGCATTATTGAATGTTCCTACAGGCACTGATGTCACAGTCTACTATAGATTAATCAATGAGAACTACTCTGAAGAACATTGTGTTAATGTAACAACACCTGATATTCCCATAGACTTCGATCTAATTAATAACTTGGATAATCTCATTGACACTACAATTATCCCTGGACCTTGAAGAGATTGAGTTGCATAACACCACCAGAGGAGGGTGATGCTATGTAGAATGAACTGTGTAATATCCCGGATAGTTTGTATAGATACAGTATCAGTTGATAGATTGAATTGAATGAGAGTGCTACATTGTGATAGAACGACAAGATGACTTCATCTATAATCGTTGGATCAATCCCTCTAGGGCATCAGACTGAATATTACTATCTGGTCTAGTGTGTAATATACTATTATTACATATCTACATAACACCATCTCATTGATGGTTCTATGTTCTAATAACTTAACAACATTGTCTAACTCTCCTCTCGAGATCATGAATGAATTGTCTATCCACTGTCCATATCTGTCTGTAGATCTTGGGATAGGAGCCGAATGTATTAGGTATCTTGTAATCAGAGATGATAGCGTATGATCCTTCATCTGTTCCTGTCTGAGTATTGAATTGATTGATCTCTTCCTGAGTGATGTTACTGGATGTCAGGATATCATTGAATGGTTGAACTGTAGAATGAGAGTATATCTTCAACGAGGTGTTAGGATATGACTCCTCAATCAATGCAGGGAGTAATGTGTTAGCTTGTTCGGTGATGACATTGAATATGAATGTACATCTAATATCCTTCAATCCTGATCTATACAAGACATTCTCCATAGATCCTGCTGCATTACATCCAGATAATGCCCAATCGTCTATGAATAGCACCTCAGAACCATCTGTAGGCTTGACTGATCTAGTGATTAATCTATGAGGAGGTAACTGCTTCCTCACTAACATATACAGCCATTGTTCTGAACCAATCTTCCCTCTGGGACTTGCATTGACATATAGATCTAAGTTATCTCTCTGTGACTTCCATAGTTCTACAAGCTGTAGGATGTTAGCTTCGACCTCGGATCTTGTCACTATTCTCGTGTTATCTAACAATAGATTGATGATATCAGGGTTGTATCCCTTGAGGATGTTGAGATTATGTGGAGTATTCAACATTTACGCTGGATATAGCTCTAGCTGAAGTGGTGGGAAGGTGTCAGTTATTGTAGAGAACGTCCGCTCAATTGATCAATTGACTAGAGTATGATGGAGAAGTCACAATTAATACAATAATGTGTTGAGACTTCAATCATTCCTAGACCTTGAAGAGATTGAATACATGGCACCATCGATGTGATGATGTAATGTTAACATTAATTATTTAGTCATTTTATGTGTGATCTCATAGATCTTAGGATATGAACCTAATTGATTAGGTATCTTGTAATCAGAGGTGATAGCGAATGAACCACATTCAATGTCGGGACTAACTTCCAGATTGAACTTCTTGATTCTGTCCTCAGATATTCCTTCTCTTCTCAAGATATCATCGAATGCTTCAATCACTGACCCTGAGTAGATCTTCAATTGAGTACCCTTGTATTGTTCGTCTACAAGCTTATACATATGCTTCTGAGATACACTCACAACATTGAATATGCATGTATACTTGATATCCTTCAATTCTGACTCATATAACACTTCCTCCAAGTGTACACTAGCAGTGCATCCAGACAACAACCAATCATCAATGTATAAGATCTCAGATCCATCTGTTGGTCGAGTGGAAGCACAGATCAATTCATGCTTAGGAAGATGATCCCTAACTAGCATATACAACCAATGATGATCCTGTCCAGACACACCATTAACATATAGATCTCTACCTTGATCTCTCTCCTCCTTCCATTGCTCGACTAACTTCAATATGTTAGTCTCAACCTCTTGCTTCGTTACAACTCTAGTATTAGATAGTAACAATTGAACGATATCACTGTCATATTGCTTGATTGAATCCATACCGATGATGTATTGTGTTGTTTTAGAAGGACAGATAAGTCTAGAGTGACCTGATATGCTTGCTGTAAGGGTATGATATATTACATTAATACATTAGTTGATGTAATATAAGTTACCTAGAATATTATCCTGAGAGACGATCATATCGATGTTATCTGTAAGTATGAGATCTCAATCATGTCTGTGTTAGCTTGAGGGGTATTATTCCGACAACATATGGGAATGAATAGCTTATCTCCCTGCTTGATCTGATTGATGTATTAGTTCTAGATGTGAGGTGATATCTCTCCTTGAGCTTGGATGTTGTCGTAGATTGATTAGATCCATAGACATACATTGATTAGATCTAGATGTGTTAGTATGTTATCTGTGCGTAGCAGTTCCTGAGAGATACAATGATTAGATCCTGAGAGATAGATTGATTAGATCCATAGACATACAATGATTAGTTCCTGAGAGATACAATGATTAGTCCTAGATGTGTTAGTGTGTTATCTGTGCGTAGCAGCTCTTCGGGGATTGATTGATTAGATCCTGAGAGATACAATGATTAGATCCATAGACCCAGATTGATTAGATCCTGAGAGATACAATGATTAGATCCATAGACCCAGATTGATTAGATCCATAGACCCAGATTGATTAGATCCTGAGAGATACAATGATTAGATCCATAGACCCAGATTGATTAGATCCTGAGAGATACAATGATTAGATCCATAGTCCTGAGATACATAGACTTGAGATCTAAATCTAATCAACCTTACATGACATCACTAGACGAAGTAATGTTATGCCTTCTATTCAATTAGTTCACATTAGCTGAGAATGATCTGATGACATTGGATCTACCGAAGAATTGAGATCCTTGCCAATCAGCTCCATTCCATACTAACAGGATGAATTCAGAGGTCTCATCGAAGATATAACCCTCCAATCCCTGACTGAGCATGTAATTAAGATCTAAGTTCTTGTTGTTAGCAACTATCATAGAATTGTAGAGATCTGCATCTAATAATCCATTCCTAACATCCTTCTGGAGATGAGCTAGAACAGGATTACTCTTCACATGCTTAGTCAGCCAGAAGTATCTATCCTTGAATCCAATCTGATCTATTACAGGCTTAATCCTTCCAACTTCAAGGACATTGAATGTACCAGAGGATGTTGAGGCTAGAGCTCTGAAGACTTGAAGATCATCACTTGATTCCAACAGAGGAATACATAGATCTGATCTAGTCATCTTGTTCAGAATCTTGGATATCTTCGAGGTGTTAGTTCCCTTGAAGTTCACAACCTTACATCCTTGGATGACATTGCTCAGATATGCATGCTTCCTTGTAGTGAAGAGTGTAATCTTCGGATACTTCTTAACAATCTCAGGGAGTAAGTCCCTATAGCCCTTCTGAGGGAGTTGGATAATATTCTCGGGATATGAATTAACAGCCATATCATTAGATGGAATGAGGAATAGAGTACAGTCTGGGCAGCTTGAGAACCATTCCACAACAGCTGGAGAGATAGGACTTAGAGATACATATGTTGTTATTCCCTCAGACTTAGCTTCAGATAGACCTCCGGAGGTAGGAAGTACAGGCTTGACTTCAATACCCAAGTTATGCTCAGCTAGAGCTATTGTCTCATTCTTGAAGCCCAGGGGATCTATGAATGCAATCATATTACTCTTCTGAGGAGCAACATTGATAGGTGCTAATGGCTTGATAGTCCTCTGGGGCTTAGGCTTATTATTAGATCTGTATAGGAGGAATATGACAATAATTATCACAGCAATTACGATGAGAGTAGTCCAATTCATCGTTTTCCCAGAATCCCAACAAATGAATACACTTCCATCTGACATCCTTCGGAGGGAGATAGCACCATCCCTTCAATCTCGAGAACTGTTAGCATCCAGATTGAATATTCCTGAATTCAATGAAGAGTACATGAGTAGGTATGATGATGTGTTGGATGAACCTGAGGAGATTGATGCTCATGTAGAGTTAATGACCTCAGCTCTTCAGACATTAGATGCTCAGACTATCGAGAGAATAGTACAAGCTCATGAAGGTATTGATAATACTCTCAGTGATCTAATCCAGAGATCCATTGAGGCATTGAATCCCAATCTGTTGAGAGCTCTGAATACATTCAATGAGAAGGCTCCTAGGAGTATAGTGGGTAATAACGCAGTATTGAGTGAATTATATGCTGCTCTCAATGACCCCATGGCCCCATGGACTAGATCTCTATTGAACGTTAGAGAGTTCGTCACCAGAGGAACAGATGAATATGCAGTATTGAATGATAACCTCAGATACTTGAGGGGAGTACTTAGATCTGTTGTTCAATCCATCCTTGAATGATCTAGATCATGAACATTACATTATCTCGAAGGTGATGTAATGAATAGATTGTTATATACCTGAATTATTATGACCATGCTCATGATACCATAATACTTGATATATCAATTGACTTGAATGTAACATTACATGATCCCGGAGATTATGCAATAACTGTGATATTGAATGCTCCTATCATATTATCTCTACTGCAAGATGAATTGACGTGTATATTCAATTGAACGAATGGAACTAACAACGTATTCACTAGATTAATTAACCATCAGTTAATGAATGATCCTAGCTTTATACCATATCATTCTCAAGACGTCTATGTAATGGGCTTACCTTCCTAGTTAGTTCATGTAATTACTTGAGACAAGATGAATTGATGAATGATCTAGTGAAATGACAACAGTAGTAACAGCATACTTCGATCTAGCCAAGATTGAGGGAACTAACAGAGCGAATGAGATAGATTACTTCCAATGGGCTGAAGCTCTAATGGCAACAGACTGTGATATGGTAATCTTCATAGATCATCACTTGTATGATAGGGTGCTCAATATGAGAGGACAGTACAAGCATAGAACCTTGATTATACCCTGCAGCCTAGATGATATACCTACAATGCAGAAGGGTAAGTACACAGAGACCAAGCATTCAACTACTAATAGCAAGGATACATCTCTCTACAAGTGTCTAACTTGGTGTAAGCTGGACTTCATCAAGATGGCCATAGATATGAATCCCTTCAATAGTAGATACTTCTCATGGGTAGACTTCGGAATATTCAAGGTTCATAGATCCAATGAGATGTCATTCAGAATTCCCCAGAGGGATGATCAGATCTGTCTTCATGAGATCATTCCAACATTCCAGAGTGATATCTCAGATCTGAACTCATTCTACTCAACCTTCAGACATAACATTGCAGGAGGATACTTCTCTGGGTCTATTGAATCTCTCACTTGGTTCATTGATGAATTCCACAGAACCTTGGATGAATCTATCTCTCAAGGACATAGAGTACATGAACAGAACCTCTTCGGAGTGATAGTAGCTAGGAATTATGACCGTATTGACTTCTCCTTCGGTGATTATTCAGAGATCCTAGGTAACTTAGCTCCTTCAGGGATAGCATTGCACTTAGAACAGATCAACAAGTGTATGTCATTGAAGAGATATGACCATGCTCTGAGAAGATGCCAATACTTGAGATCTAAGGTGCATGAGGATGATCTCTTCAAGGTATTAGATGCTACATTCCTTAGTGCTTACTACTCTAATAGGAAGGATATATGCTCTCAGATAGCTGACGAATACTTGAGTTCTTGCCCTCTGGAGCATAGAAGCAGAGTTCAATCCAACTTGAGGTATATTGCTTGAATTCATTAAGTTGAGATGGTTACATTGATTGTGATGTAATAATCTAGATTGTATTGTTAATTCTGTTGAGGAGCTTCAGAATCATGGTATATGCGTTGGTACTGTTAGGATTATACTATAGATCCAGGAGAATCATTAATTCATGCTATACTGAGAGGTAGCCGAAGGAGCTGGAGATCATCCACCTAGTAGTAAGATAATTGTGTGAACATGCCAATCGGCTGTGACAATAATCTCACACGTATGTGGATGATGTTCGAATCTCCTCGTGGATCATAGCCCACCAGAGGGTTATTCGGACATATTCAGTGTACTTGATCTATAGGTGAGATTGAGATCCAACAGAGGTGGGGAAGGATTGGTTCTCTCAGACTTCAAGATCATCAGGGACAGTGAGAATTAGATTGATATTCGCTGGATGATTAATTCATATTATGTTACATAGTGACTCAATGATCTGGAGGTGTTCCACTAGCTGCTTCAATAATTACGTCAATAGATCTGATAGTCATTGAATTAATCTTACATACAGGTGGATCGAGTGAGGATCTCCTCGTGATCTACTACCTTGTAGAGCATAATTCAGACATATTCAGTGTACTTGAGATATAGGTGAGAATGACATCCAACCAAGGTGGCATCAGTCCAATCTCCCCAGACTTCGAGATCATTGAATATAGTGGAATTCATCATTCAATTAATGTATATGAACTATTCATACATCTGTGACAGTGAAGGCGTTAATCCAATATATCCCAATGCGACATCATCAATGTTCTCATCATCCAGAGCGGTCAATGTAATGATTGAGTCCTGGACTGATTCCAATTGTCATAGTATCACATCACCCGAAGATGAGTTATGCGATATGAATATTACAAGATTAATGATAATTACACTTAATCAGTTACCTTAATGATACTGACCATGGTTCCGGAAGTGAGATCAATAGCATCTCCTCCACCAACTCTTCCAGATCCATAGACTGTTGGGATAGCGAATAGAACAGACACATTATCACCAGCAGCTAATGGAAGAATGAAGGCAATAGACTTGAAGTCAGTACCCACAAGAGTCTCTGAAGTTGCGGGATCATCCTGATTGGCTGGGTTAGTATCATAGACCATGGTGTGAGTTGTAGGGAATGTATATACACTTAATCCAGAATCAACTCTCAGAGCGGCATTCAAGAATGATACAGCTTGTGTTGTTGGAGGGACAGTATTATCGAATTCCGTAATGAGAGGCAGAGTAGAATCTGCAGTGACATTATTACTGAATGCCCATACAACTGTAACTAAGTAATTACCTGTCTCAGGAGCAACATAAGCTGTACTTCCTGTGAAGAATGGAGCGCCGATAGGGATCTGGTCCCATGAATAAGTAACGAAGTCATTAGGAACTGTAGGAACGAAGGGTGTAGTATCAGCTTGAATACCAACACCAGCGAATCCAGCAATGGTTGGGCCTGTAGGGCCAGTAGGTCCTTCCAATCCAATAGGTCCGATAGCACCTGTAGGGCCAGTAGGTCCTTCAATACCTGTAGCTCCCGTAGGGCCAGTAGCACCAACAGCTCCTTCAGGACCAGCGACACCTTGAATACCTTGGGGTCCTTGAATACCTTGGATGCCCTGTGGGCCAATAGCACCTGTAGGGCCTGTAGGACCTTCTAATCCGGCAATACCTGCAGCTCCAGTAGGGCCAGTAGGTCCTTCTAAGCCGATAGGGCCAATTGCACCTGTAGGGCCTGTTGGTCCCTCAATACCTGGAATACCTTGTGGACCAATTGCACCTGTAGGGCCTGTTGGGCCAACATCTCCGACAGCACCAGCTGCTCCAGTAGGGCCTGTTGGCCCAACATCTCCTGCAATACCTTGTGGTCCTGTTGGTCCCTCAATACCTGGAATACCTTGAGGACCGATTGCACCTGTAGGGCCTGTTGCTCCCACTAATCCTGGTGCTCCAGTAGGACCGGTTGGGCCTGGAATACCTGTTCCGCCTCCTGTTGGACCAGTAGGACCTGGAGGGCCTGTTGGGCCTGGTAATGAGACTGGTGGACGAACGAAGCATGGTTGAATGCATGGTTGCACACAATGTTGTGGTTGTGGCTTACAGTGATCGTTGCGATTACTTCGGCAAGATTGAGCCTTACATCTCTTCTGATTGCAGTTACAATGTCCTCCGTTCATGGTTTTGAGATTGAGTTCTGGAAGAAAACTTGCTTCAATTACTAACGTGTATTAGAATTATGTGTTCTAGCTTGGATTATTTAATCACGTTTCTCATGAAATCAGATGGAAGATAACTCACTCATCGCTACATTGCCCCCAATAGCATGCAGAACATGCGGGAATAGGAAGGTATCACAGGTTGAGAATCTTAGGAACTATCGTGAGAAGTCTACTACTGTGAACAGGATTCAGTCATACGTGAGAAGATTGAGAACTGAGATCCCGAAGGAGGATCTTCTGACAATATTAGGTATGAGAGGACAGATCAATATGGATCAATATCGTGAATTGTTAGACCCTCAATATTCCGCATATGATATTGCAGTGGGATATCAATTCAACGCTCCTACATCAACAGAGATCTTGGAGCTTCTACTACAGAGAGAGTTGATTACCCCAGAGGTGTTGAATGCTTACAGAGAGATGAACTTAACACCAGATGAAGCATTAGATAGGTATCTCCGAATGATGAATATGGATACATTCTTCAATCAGATGGGTATCAAGAGATATTGCTGTAGACAGACATTCATGAATCCAGATACATTCCCTATTGGTGGCATTGGATACTCTCATCAAGTCCCTGAGATGATCTTAGATAGACAACAACAAGAGGCAAGGCAATTGGGAATGAGCAGTGTACCCCAAGTTACTCCAGGAACATCACTGGAAAGGATCGATCTCTCAGCATCAACAGATGAGATCACTAACCAGATGGGTAATGTAACATTGGGATCTACAACTACTGGAGGTAACGTTGTAACTAACGTATTCACTCCTAATCCCCGAGCTAAGTTGTACAGGGTAGGCAGACCTCCCAAGATTAATATTATGCCTGATTACTCTAGAGAATACTCAGTGATTGAGAGAACAGAAGTACCTGTGCCACAGCAAGGATTGAGTCCATCAGCCAGAGGTATTAGCACTAGACCTTCTCCTTCCTCTAGACCAAGGCTAACACCTACAGCAACCGCTCCATTATCTAGACCTTCTCCTTCCATCAGTCAAGGATTGAACAGACCAATGACGAGACCTCCTCTCTCATCTCAACCATCAATGACAAGGGTATCATCTCAACCATCAATGACTTCAGCAGCTCCAAGACAACTTGCTCCTACACCTCTATCAACAATGAGAAGATCTCTAGCTCCCAGAGTTATTAGATCTGACAACCCTTAGAAGTTAATCATTACATGGCTCCACCGATATGGTGAAGTTATGTCCACTTATCTCAGGTACTGTTATAGATTACATGAGTTAGCATATGTTGGATATGTTGCTGCGAAGGCTGCCGGTGTAATCTCTCTATCAATCTCCACTGTATTGGTCTTGTTCTTCCACCAGAGAAGGAATAGGATAATGCCAACAATCAAGATAATCACCAGAGGTACCCACCAATTCATTCCTGAGGATGTTGTTCCATTAACTGTATTAACAGCATCTGCAACTCCAGCAGGCACTTCGACTTGTCCTTCATTGAATCTAACTCTATTCACAGCATTGGCAAGGTTATCTCTAGCGTTAGGCACTACGGCGTTAGGTGATGCTGATACAACCTTAACATCTCTGAGAGACCAACGATCCTTCATCCAATTGATCTTGTCACTGGAGATTGGGTCATAAGCATAGAGGTAAGCTGATGTGCTTGTATTATCTGATGAATTCTCTGTTAATTCACCATTCCTATAGGTGAATACTCTCTCGAGACATCTACCCATTCCGTTATTAGATGCTATAGCCTTAGAACACGAGGGTGTACAAGCTGCAGGAATGTCTGGATCTCCTCCTCTTCCTCTGATACAACCTACGAGGTATGATCCTATAGTATCATCTTCCATGCTTACATCTTCAGGGACTACATCTCTGATCATGGACACGAATTGATTATAATCATCGGAATCATACATCATATTCTCGGCTAATCTGGTGGATTCATAGGCTGTCTTCAAGGAAGGATTATCATCTATTCTACTCAGGGGAACATGAGCATTAGATGCTAAGTATCTGAACTGGTCTCTAAGAGCGTTCAAGAGAGGCATAATTTTGCAATGTTAATCTTATTTCTTTGCCAAAGGGTATGGATAGAAGAAGAAGACTCAAGAATGTACTCTCCAAGACGGAGAGTGGAAGGAATGCAAGGGCTGGATTGGTGAAGGTAACATTCAAGCATGGAGGAGAGACGAAGTATGGAATATGGTATCATTGCTCATTGCCTAGAGATCCTAGGATTCACGTCGTATTGATTGATCGTAACAACAGGTTCCCTCATATCACAACTCTCACAGACTTGAAGAGATCATCAGATATTGAATCTATTGAAGTGTATGCTCTGAAGGATCCATCCACCGAGAATAGATTCAGAACAGTATCCGTGGATGAATTAACAACTCAGTTCGGTAGATCAGACAGAGAGACATTGGTTAGTATCCTGTGTGAGTCATTCAATGATGAGAAGGCTAGAGAGTTGAGAGAATTGATCACATCATCTAATGTTGACCCGGGCATTCCAACAAGCTTCTACATTGAGAATGAATTGGAGAAGCTGAAGTATATGATGGATCGCAAGCCCTTCAGACAACAGATTCAAGAGATCATCAATGATAGATTCATTAGAACAACATAGATAGGAAGACGAGACTGTAACATTATCTCATACACTCAGATAATGTGACACTGATACGATTACCGATATGCATGCTTGAAAGCTATGGAGGATTATCAATTCACATCAGACTTCACATCCCAAGAAGAGCAATTATCTGTTACAGGATTCATTCAGTTCATCAGAGACTCCATCCAAGTCAATGATAATGAATCTGTTGCTGAGGGATTGGTAACGTTAGATCTAGAACAGACAAGCAAGCAAGATGTTGTTGATCTCATAGGTCAGTTCTTGTATGACGCTGCTGTAACAGGTAATAATGAAGTGATCCCTATAATCTTGAATAGATGGGATTCACTCTACCCCGATGACAAGACAGACATTATCACCAGACTTGTAATGGAGAGGTCAATAGATACTGCAGTGGTTCAATTCGCCATCAATTCCATACCTGATGCTTCATTCGTTGATGTTGTCAATGATCTGAGCCAACTACCTGAAGATGAGAACCAAGTGCTGTACGTTCGTAGAGCCTTCGAACTCTTCGGTGAGCAAGATCCTCAAGTACTACAGACCCTCAGAGAATCAGCTCAATATCTACAGAATGAGTATGTATCTGAAGCTCTCAGGCAAGTATTAGCGCAGCATATGGAATTCGCTCCCATTCCCTCATGGGTTGGAGATTATGGCCTGACTATTGATGTTCTTCCCAGTATGGACAGATTGATGAAGTCTGTAGAGATTGAGACAGATGCAACTAATGAAGAACTTGTAGAACTGCTATTGAAGTCATTATCTGATCAAGTGGAAGTGTTAGAGAGAGCCAGAGTCAGAGCTGAGATGCTTCGATACTTCAACAATGCTCCCGAATCAGAGAGGAATTCATTAATTCGCCCTATCCTTCGAGAGCAGTTCCTCCTGGCAGCTCAGAATGATTCCACTCTCTTCAGATTGTTGGGTCCAGCTAATGCCATGACAGGATCTAACGAAGATCAATTGAGTATGGGAGGATGCAGAATGCTCACATGTGCTGTCTATGATTACAATGATGAAGATCAATACTATGAGAATTGGTTCGTAGGTTCATGTCTATCATGTGACAAGAGGATCAGATCATGTACTCATGCCTTGAGAATCCCTATGGCTGCTGGAGGATGGGTCGGTTGCTATTGTTCAGAACCTTGTGCATCTATGGGTATCTCTGAGCTTGAGACAGCCAATGATGACGATGGTGCTTCCGGATTAATCATGAGAACTAAGCTTGAGCTTGTAATCAGACAGTTGGAAGAGTTCGGTATTCAGAATCACCAAGCTGATGATCTATATAAGATATCCACTGAGAGATCTATTGTTCCCAACACAGAGCTTGAGGATGATCTCTCTAGTACAATGACATCTCTCCAATATACTGCATCTATTGGTACAGAGATACTAGATCAAGACGATGGCTCTCAGTTCTTCAGTCAATTCATTGGCTCAGATGTTGGAATGATTAAGGTTGTAACATCTAATCTTCCAGGGTCAGGTATATCGACAGATCTAGCTTACATAGGTGAGTATACTTCAGATCCTGATGTGATCATTCCTTCTGGCTTCACATTACAAGATGCTATCAACGATATAACCCTCATACCTGTTGATGCTTCATACTTGGGATTAGATACACTCCAGCTTGAGGGAATGTAGGGCTCATGATAATAACGTATTACCTATTGAGGTGATGTGTTACTTCAGATTATTGAATGTTGCTAGATTGATAGAATGAGTTCATCTGGCGTATACGTTCTATATTCTGACATGGGTCAGATTATTAGACTCACCTTGTTAATTGTATCATTGATCGAGATGAGTGTGCCTATTCATTGTTCTATCATATGTCAGTCATTCTTGAGATGTTGAGATGGTGTTAGCATTCTGGCAGGATCATTGAAGTGCCATTAGATGAAGTTATTACATTGATCTTACATTATGATCGATCATGTTCGAATCTCCCCGTGGATCATAGATCACTAAGGGGATTATTGGACAGATTGAGTCACTATCAAGTATATGTGAGATTAGCATTCAACGAAGATGGAGATGGACTGAACTTCCTGAGATTGAGATTGCTTCAGGATTGAGAGAATCAGATTGATATTCATTGGATGATCAATTCATACTATACTCCATAGTGACTCAATGATCTGGAGGTCATCCACTAATTGTAATGGTAATTGCATCAATAGATCTGATAGTCATTGCATCAATCCTACCAGTATGAGGATGGTGTGCGGATCCCTTGATGGATTACACCCTTACAGAGCATAATTCAGACATATTCAGTGTACTTGAGATATAGTAGAGATTAGCATCCAACCAAGGTGGCAATGATCTAGTTCTCTGGGGGTTGAGATCAGTTCAAGACAGTGAGAATTAGATTGATATTCGTTGGATGATTAATTCATACTATATCTCATAGTGACTCAGTGATCTGGACCTCATCCACTAACTGTCTTAGCAATTGTATCCATCAGTTCTACAGCTATTGCATTAATCGATGCGGTCATAGATTGGAACAGAACGCTACACTCAGAGAGATACGCAATCCTACCAATGTGAGGATGATGTAAGGATCTCCTTGTGGATCCTAGCCCACCAAGGGGATTATTGGACATATTCAGTGTACTTGAGTTACAGTAGAGAATGACATCCAACCAAGGTGACAATAACTCAATCTCCCCAGACTTCAAGATCATTCAACATAGTGGAATTCATCATATACTCCCAAGTTCTCAATAATATCACTATATCTGATAGTAACAACAATCAATCATACTCACCACAACCACCTTGAATGAATGTTCTCATCATTCCGGAAGTCATTACATCTACAAGATTATGAGATTATCTCTGTAATCACACAATCAACACACTATCTACTTGGTTAGTTCCTTGAACAGGCTCAATCCATAACTCTGAATGTTCTTAGTACACACTGACATATAATACTCTCTGTGCTTAGTGAAGTGATGATTGCTCTTGAACTGCTGTATCATCAATCTAATGTTGTTGGAGGTCTTGGTCTCCTTAATATATTGATAACATGTGGAGTATATCTGGAGGGATTCAATCATTGTGATCACATACATATTCAAGATGACTTGATGATCTAATCTCTCTGTAACACCTGAATGAATCATCAAGTGCTTGTTAGATGTAATACTACAATAATCCTCATGAGGGATGAAGTCTAGCTTCTCAAGTAACATGAGCATGGAAGGTATAGTGCTTGTGGCTATAGTCCCTGGACCTGAGATGTTAAGTCCATATCTACAATGGATACTCTGATAGACCCTGTACTTCCATATCTTCATAGCGTTACATTCCAATGTGAATCTGAAGCATGTATGGCAATCCTTCATGGATATCTCTGGTAGATCTTCTGTGAGTCTATGCCACTCCTTGACATCATCTCTGATTATGATCTCTCTTGCAAGTTCATCTACATCATCCGTTACTCCCGAGTCTATGGATTGAGTGATGTGCTTACTTCTCAGATTGTTGAATCTATCTCTAATCTCCGGAACTTCAATCCTCATGGCCTTGTTATTCCTTCTTACTCTGATGAACTCGGGAAGTGTAACATCATTCATTATCCTATACAACGAGACCAATGAGAGATCTTCCAGATCATCACAGAATCTAATCAACCATTGATCATTACCGAACTTCTTGTAGATGTATGGAAGATCTTCGATGGGAATGAATTCATAGATCATCTCCTGTATGTCTCCGGGAATGAATGAATCCTCAGAGAATATCATTTCCACACGCCCATCTCCGGTGATGACCGATGACAGGACATTGTATAAAGCATAGTCGAGTATTATAGAATATATGATCTTCACTGTTCATACGTTCTTCGTCATTTTACGCGCAGGCCCCAGCAAAAGGTAAGATGATTACTGGAAGATTGCCATCAGTATCTAGCTCTCCTATTAGACTCCCTCAATCTGTTCAAGTCCCTTCTGCATTGGGATCTCGTCAAGCTTCTACAGTTGGTGTTACATTACCTAGATTGGGTTCTTCTCAACCTGCTGTGGCTGTGCCTTTGGGTTCTCAGAATGTTCTCACACAGCCTTCCATCATTCCTGTTCAGTTGGGATCAGCTCAACCGTCTCAGACTGTTAATCCTCAATCGGCCTACATCCCTACATCTACTATGCTTCAATCTCAATACAATGTTACTACAGCTCCTCAAGCTTCAGGATTAGCTAGATTGGGGTCCAATGTTACCCCAACAGCCTCTAATCAACCTCCTACAGGAATCAACGCTCAACCTCCTCAAGTTAATACATTGTATGGAAGTCTGGGCCCTCAAGGTAATAGGTATTCATTGGATGTACAAGCACCTATTACCTCTCTACCTCAGCCTCAAGTCCAGCAGCCTTCACAGATTGCTAATACTCAACAACCTTCGGTTACTGTTCCAGGAGCTCAACAACCTTCACAGATTGCTAATACTCAACAACCTTCAATGTTGGGATTGCCCAGATTAGGTTCTAATGTAACTACGCTACAGGGACTACAGCCTTCACAGATTGCTAATACTCAACAGATTCAATCTAATGTTAGTATTGCAGGATTGCCTAGACTAGGATCTCAGCAAGTTCCTCAAGTCTCTAATGCTCAGATTACAGGGTTAACTAGATTGGGATCTCAGCCAATCCCCCAAGTGTATCAGCCTGAAGTTGTCTCTCAACCTGAACAGACATCCTCTCAACCAACCAATCAACCTATTATGGGCCTAGCTAGACTTGGATCTAACACTATTCAGAGTAATGTTACACAATCAAGACAGAGTTCTCTGAGGACAGCTCCATCATCTGCTATTGGCTCTAATCCCAGAGTTCAAGGATTATCTATTCCTATTCAATCTCAAGATGGGACAGTTAGAACAAGAACAGAGCTAACTCCAGAAGTTCAGGGGAATGTTCAAGTCATCCCATTAGATCAGGGTAATCAAGAGGAATGGATGAGATCTCTTCAGCAATACATCATTGAGAGGATAGCTCCATTAGTTGAACCAGATCAAGAGAGATGGCAATATCTTGTTAATGATGAAGCTATGAAGGTCTGGGTACCAACATTCACTGACTCAAGCTACAATCCCAATGTAGGTGAGAACTATGAATCCCTGGAGAAGATTGGTGATACATTCTCTAAGGCGGCGTTCAATCAATACCTGCATGATAAGTTCCCGGACATTGATGAAGTTGAACTGACAGAGATCACTAACTACTACCTCTCGAAGAATGAACAAGCTAGAATGGCTCTATCACTGAAGCTTCCAGACCTTCTACGTACTTACCTGGACAAGAACACTCATATCTTCGAAGACTTGATGGAAGCATTGTATGGAGCTCTGATGAAGATAGGCTCTGATGCTCATTCCCCTGGAGTTGGTTATCTCTACACTTACAACTTAACTAAGTCATTGTATGATGGTATTAACATTGATAGATCATTGAGTGCAGGAAGAGAGAAGACATCAATCAAGGAGATCTTCGATAAGTTAGGATGGGGTCAAGTCATAGAACAATGGGATCAAGCGAAGGAAGAGTTCAAGGTTAAGATTCCAGGAAGAGCCATTGGAGAGTTGAGACAGATACAGATTGATATCCCTGATGGTGTCATTGGTGTTGGACAAGCTCATTCTAAGTCAGCTGCATCATCCAGAGCCTACAAGAGTGCTGATGAATTCTTCACATCTGTTGGTATTACTAGAGAATGGGCTGATGAACAGAAGAATGCAAGATCTCCCAACATTGAAGAACAACAACTACAGGCTCAAGCTCTCGAGAAGGCTAAGAGTCAAGGTATTGAGTCATTAGATGTAGCTACAGTAAGAACAACAGTAAGAGATAAGTACTATCAACTAATAGGTACTGATGCTAATGGAAGGAAGTTCGTCCTGATGACATTGAGATCTAACACACCTTCCAGAGCTAACATTGACATCTATCAAGCATTCATCAACTCTTAACAGAGTCTGTGAGAGATCATCAATTCATCCATCAGAACTACATCAATACAACTAATAGATTACATCATTCAATAGTATGATGCTATCCTTCAACAGTAATATCATCTCAACAATCGCTTCAGGAATATACATAACATTCGCTATACCTCCAGCGCTTCGTGTGATAATCACAGTATATGCTATGAGTCGATATCGTTCATCCACACAACATCATACTCAATCTGGAGAACTCACTAACATTCAAGTTACATCATCAGATACATGCACCCTCCGAGTCATCCAATGAATCCATCTCCCTCGTAATTCCAAGGTAATATCACTTCACTTCCTGTGATTGTAATCTCTCAGGATAAAGATTATGTCGAGTGTTGATAACTTACTCCAAGCCAAGAGATTAGATGTTGACTTCAATACCATCAGGGACATCGCCATCAAGTCCGGGTACCCTAACTTGCTTCAATACCTGAGTACTAGATTGAATTTAGCTCCACTGACCAGGGTGATTCAGATACTTAGAGAACAGAATGAATGGCTTCCTACTCTCAGAGCTATGGAAGGTTATGGTTATCCTATCATCTCTCCAGATCATCAAGGTAGACATCCCATAGCAATGAAGATAACAAGTCCTCAGAATGCTAATAACCTTGGTAATATTACATCAGAGAAGGGGGCAGAGATCACAAGCCTAGTGCCTCAAGGAACAGCTGTTGAGGTTGATAGACAGAACAATCTAATACGTATCTATCCATCAAGTACTGATTCATTGACTAGGTTCATCACTCAATTAACTGCTAGATCATATCATGATACTTACAAGAATGATCGTCTATTCCCTGATAGATTCACATTCCCTGGAACTGAAGTATATCAGAGCAATATATCAGGAAGTATTGTACAGGATGTAGAGTCTAGAACATTGCAGGATATCAAGAATAGTCAAGTGGAGGATCTTCCCTTGGTTGCATCTCAGTTCAACACAGGTAATATATTGAACAATCAGAGAGTGAAGAGAGATGTAATCAAGGCAATCCTAGAAGGTAAGGATAGAGTTCATTCAATCAATCTCAACAGGAATGAATTGAGCACTCTGGAGTCTATTCTAAGACAAGGATCTAATGTAAGCTTCAATAGCAATGTACCTGAGTTCAATGTTAAGATTGAGCCCTCTGGGGGAATACAGCAAGCACAGGATAGATTACTTATGGGTTCATCAATCAATCCAAGCAATAATCTCATAGACTCTGCACTTAGATCTGGTACTCAAGCTAATGCAGTATCTCCTTACACAGGTAATCTCATCAGATCCTCAGATATTAGATACACAGCATATATCATGAATGTGTTAGCTAGAATGCAGAATACTCACAGGATTGATACCTCTCAGATCATTACTCCACCAGTATCATCTGGTAATACTCAATCTACTGTATATTCCAGACCTATTGCCTCAGTTCCTCTCCCAGTTAATACTCAATCTGGTACATACTCCACACTTGTTACTTCGGCTCCTCCCCCTTCGGGTCCCTCTAATGTTCAATCTATTAGATACTCTGAACCAACAATCAATGATACCTCTGGAGTTACAGATGAGTTACTGAGAGAGTACACTCTATTCAATGCTTCATTCCCTAACATTAGACCTGGAGATGTATCATTAGAGCAATATCAACAATTCCGTAGGTCTGTAGAGCAGAGTAGATTACAACCCATAGCACCTATCCCATTGTCTCAGTTAGTTCAATCTACTACATATGTGTCATCTACACCCTTGAATATTCAACAATCTTCTAGTATTCCACCAATGTCTATGAGAACTGCCAGTCTATCCCCTAGATATCTGGGATTGACACCTAGATATGATTACAATATTGATGATCCCTATGATTAGAATGTAGATCCTATGTAATGGATGGACTAATGAGATAGATTGAAGAGATGGAGAACTTACGACTGATAGCACTATCCTCCAGGGATGGTGTAATCACGTTACATATTATGTCTCATAGGATATATCATGGATCGATTAGAACGTAGTATCCATCACATTCATACTGAGTGATATAGGCTACATCCTTCCATTCCAATAGATCCAATCATTCAATGCTCTCAGGGATAATAGACATGAACTTACAACCATACACCTATTATCACATTATAGCTAACCTCTCAAGTCATTAACATACTCCTAGACTGATCCATATATCCTCTTCACCTCATGTCACAGTAACCCAGAGCTAAATGGATACATTACCTTCGGAGGTTCTGTATTCTATCTCTGAATTCTCCATGGATCCAGAGAGATTGACTATACTGTCAGGGTTAGGATCAGAGTATATTGCCACGACAGTAGAGAAGGAATACCCCAACTACCCTTGGCATCTAGATCTATACATTGAGTATGTAAGGGCCATGGATTCATCGACAGACTTCCGTAGTCAACACAAGTTCTTCATGTACATCCAAGGTCATCTAGTCAATGAGGCCAAGAAGTATATTCTTCCCAGACGTAGAGGACAAGATGACATTGTAAGTATGGAAGGGTTCAGAAGGTTGTCCGAGATGGGAGCCATAGGGCCTTACGTTCTAATTGATGACAGATTGTACCCTGTATTCGATCCTGAATTGACTAAGGTTAAGGGTATTACACCAACATTGGACAATAATGTAGATACTGAACATATCAAGTTGATGTGGTGTGATACAACTAGATATGTACTGGATGGATTAGCTCACTCATTCTCACCAGACTTCTATTATCCTGTACAGATAGCTTACGATAGATATGGAGTGTATGATCCTTACATATCTTACAACCATAATCCACATATGTTCGGATATGATTCACCTCAACAACAGCAACAGACGAAATCCGAGCTTCTCAAGTACACCAGGGATAACATCCATAAGCTCATATTCGGGAGAACATTAACAGATAGACATGTAATCAATCACATCAAGCTATTGAATAGATCATTCAATCTTCAAGAGGTATTCAAGAGGATTGAACTATGGAAGTATACTCATCAACAGTTAAGTTATGTCTCAGACTCTCTAGCATTGTATATCCATCAGAAGTTCATGGATGGATCTATCTTCGGGATGTCTCTGGGGCACCTTACATGTAAGATTAGACCTCACCCTGATAGATTAGATACAATCATTGAAGAGATTACACCATTGCTACCTCGTAGAACATCTGTAATGAAGGAGTCTGATGGATCGATATGTGTATGTGGAAGAGCCAGCAATGATAAGCTTAAGTTAATTATATCAATGATGTATATGTATTGCATGGTAACTGATAGAATAGACCCTAACCTCTGGGGTGTTGGGAGGTATAAAGCTTACAAGTATAACATACCCATAGCTTGCACAAGATCGTTCTGTACACAACCATATTATCAGATGTATGACAAGTATGGAGTAACTCAATTACCTGACCAGCAATAATCACATGACCCCTGAGATCTATCAATGAGATAGGTCATGTGATTCACATAGCTATGTTATAGCATTAGTATGATAGATATGCTATAGATCTGTTGATACTTGATGGCAACCGTGCTTGTCTGTTACATTGATTGTTCATATCATAACACCGATGCATTCATAACATCCAGGGGGACATCAATAGATCTATCACATTAAGTCATGTAATACATTACATCATTCTGTGTTCCGTTCATATTGGATATTATCACTTAATCTAATGTATCAACTATATCTCTTACATGCTTCTGGATGTTCATTGTCTACTATAGATCTAAGTAACATACCATCAACTTGCAACGACAAGAGTATGTAATATTAGGATGATTACCTGAATGTATGTAACAATTGATCATCCAACATATAGTAATATCCTTCAATACACTACACACTCAAGTATAATTCCCTACTCTGCATCACTCAATTCATCAATTATCTACAATATCACACTCCCAATAGCTTCAATAATACATAATACCAATGTTATATCATCATATCTCACTGTAATTACTGTGATATAACATCTCCTACACTTCTCACACTCACAGAATCCATACACTATCAGCTCTACAACTGCGTAAATGTCTGTATTACCCTATGGATACAGCTGGAAGTGCCTCCCTCGAGAGATCTTGTACTTAATCTCTGAGTTCTGTGATACTAACGAGAAGGTATGTATCCTAAGAGGCCTAGGATCTGAATATATCATAGATGCTGTTGAGAAGCTATATCCTAACTATCCCTGGCATCTAGAACTTCATATAACTTGTGAGAGAATGAAGGATATTAGAATACACAAGGACGCTCAATATTATATGCTCGTTAAGCCAGAAGCTCATACTGTATTGAATAATTACATCATTCCAGGATCCAAGAGTGAGAACAACCTCAATGGTAAGCTATCAATGAGAGGTTGTATTCAATTATCCAGAGATGGATTAGCCATAGGACCTTACATCAGACTGGGTGAGGATCTATATCCTGTGAGGGATTATGAGATCACGAAGATTAACGGTATCAACCCAGACAGTGTTCTGGATCCCAAGAGAGGAAGTGAGCCTAAGGTACTATATGACATACATCATAACAAGTCATTAGCTTCATGCACTCATGATTATGTTCCTATCTCATGTGATTACAATAGGTATGGAAGATACAACCCTTGGTATGATATGAACTTCAACCCTAAGAGATGGGGTATTGCGTATGAGAACATTGAGAGAGATTGCTTGAATCGTTCCATGTTAGGTAGAGATGTAGTCCATAGATCCATATTCTCCGAGATTGTTGATGATGTGTGTGTTGTTAATCATCTCAGACTTAGGAGAGAACACTTCCAACTGAGGGATGTATTCGATAGGATTATACAATGGAAGAGTATTGAGAGGGAACTATCTACGGTAACAGATGAGCTTGCGTTGTTCATTCTATATTGTGCAAGAATGGGACATATCATAGGGATTGGATCATTCGAGTCTACCTTCTCTATCATCCATCCCGATACAGATGAATCAAGAGAGCATGTTGCTAGGATACACAATGCATTATCACAATACCCCAACACTTACAAGATGGCTAATGGTAAGAACTCCCTTATAATCATAATTACTAAGGGCTCAGAGATTACAAGATTCAAGCTTATCCTGAAGATGTTGAATATGGATAATACCGTATCTAGGAGGATCAATCCTAACCTCATGGGATTGAATAGATACAAGGCATATAGATATCACATCCCATTCAGGCATAATAGAGTGTACACCAATGATGCATCCCATACTGTGAATAGATATGGGGAGACATTCGTGGGTGTTGTAATAGGTGGATTATAACTTCAATCATACTCAATACATACATAATATCATCTCTCGTAGATGATGTGATGTTCAATGTGATCTTCACACCTCAATTACCTCAGATATCTTTGAAACCTTACAGTATGTATTCACTCAATCATTGTCACTCCGAGGAGCCTGTAGATCTATTCTCTAGAGCTATGTTCGAACCAATCCCCGGAGAGCTATCATCTGCTTACATTGCTGGTGTTGTTGATTCAGCTTATCCTAACTATCCATGGAGATATGATCTAGAGATTCTACTTCATGGAGGACATCCAGAGTCATCTTGGAGAAGACTAGAGAATATGCCTTGGAGAATAGAGCTTCAATCTCAAGAGATCATTGATGATACTCTAAGTGCTAACAATAGAGAACTGAGAGATAATCATCCTGAGATCTTCTCCTGTGTTCCAACATCTATCGATATTATCAATGCGATCAGAGAGATCAATCCATACTTCAGTCTGGAAGAACAATTCACTAGGATTGGAGAATGGAAGAGAATACTGGAGCACTTGAATGAACAGGATGATGAACATACCAGATATCTAATAGATTCAGTTCTCAATGGTAGAGTAAGAGTGTTAGAGAAGACTGATATGGGACTAATCTGTGAGTATCATGATGGAACCATTCGTCTATTCGAAGAACCTGAATTGTACAAGATAGGCTGCATGGCATCAATCATCTATCAACCTGTCAATATCCCTCTGAGATGAGTAGAATCATGAATCAATACATCTTCGCCTGTTCATGGAGATGTATTGCTATGCCTAAATGTCTTACTTGGATATTCCACAGGAGTTGTTATTCAATATTATGCTCTTCGGAGAGATCCCTGAAGGTCTAACCAATGAATACATTATCAATGCAATGAAGAGTATCAATCCTAACTTCAATTGGGTTAATCTCTTCTCTCATGTATATCACAAGAACTTGAATCCTATAGGCATTAACTTCAGAGAGGTGAAGAAGACGACTAATGATCCATGCTCTGTTCATTACAGTGATGATGGAGATAATGTCCTAGTTGAATATGATGTGAGGAGGTGGAGGAACAGATCATACCTCACATCCGACGCTTACAGAGTCACCGCGAGATCAATCATTACATCCAGATTCAATGAGATCATGTATGAGAGAGCACATACTTCATTCATAGACAGGAGGAGACGTAATGATATTAGTCAGATCATGTCAACGGATAAGTATGATCATACAAGATCAAGTCTAGAAGTGTATTACCCCAATATATTCAGAGATACACCCAATGACATCCAGATACTTCAAGCTATTAGATCAATCCAACCAGACTTCAACATGGGTTATATATTCTCGAGAGAGACATTCATCAGTAATGTGAGATCACAACTTATGGATGATTCCGGAATGAATAGGATATATCATGATATATTGATTGGAAGAATAGACTCAATGTCATTGGATGCTGACATACTCAAGATCAATATGATGTCATGGATAACCAGGCCTGAGATATCAACTCTAAGATCTATATTCCCTGGATGTATTGTATCATTAGATCTGAGACCTGGAGAGATGATGACAAGAACAATTCATGTGAGAGCATTGAATCCTGAGTCATGTAAGAGACTTAAGTTATGTATTACCGCCGGAGCTGCTGCTATGATGGAGCGTCATTGAGACGTATGTTCTATAATTGAAGAGGAACATACTTCTATATGTAAGTTACTCGAATGATAGGGAGGGGGTTATTCCTCTCGGGCCATGAAATGGACTACGTCTTCGGAGAACATATACCTGAGGAGTTGCTGTTCAATATAGCTGAATATTCGGGTAATATTCCTGAAGAACTATCAAGTGAATACATAATCAGAGAGATAGACAACATCTACCCTGGTTACCCATGGTGTTATGAATTCACCCATCAGATGTTCCTGTCCACTCAACCCAGTAAGGAATACATAGATAATGTGCTATATTATATGTCTGTACCTCAGTGGTTATTGCATAGATTCGGAGATCATACAAGACTTGATGAGTATATAATACCAGGAAGTGTATCAGAACAAGATCCATATGGTATTATAGAACGTAAGAATATGACTAAGTTAATCAAGCAGGGAGCTTGGGGTCCATACTACTTAGACTTGAATATTGGAATGAATGAACCTCAGCTTGTCTTGCCGCAAGGATCGACATCATCTAGATCCTATCAACGAATCAGATCATCTCTAGACCCGGAGATATTGCAGCAACCTACCACATTCATCAGGATTGATTACAGAGATAGAATCTACACGGACAATTATATACCTATACTTCCCGATGATGACAAGAGGATATCTGTAAGGATTCCATCAAGAGATTCTAGATGTGATCTATCTACACTAACTCTGATATATCCAAGAATATTCCCTGTTGTTCCTACAAGATCTCAAGTACTTGATGTTATTCGAAGAGTCAATCCCCAATTCAATGTCAATGATGCGATCACTAGATCTGTGGAATGGAGAGGGATTCTACAAGATAGACTACGTAATAATGATCCTATCTTCCATCTTCTATTCAATTCATTAGTAGATTATTCAATAATGGGAGTTAGGCTGAATCGTAGTATATTCTCTATAGATTGGACAGAAGGTCAACAGGAACTGATAGATACAATCATTCAATTACTATCGGATAGATTCCCTGGTCAATTCAGAGTTGAGAGTGGAAGTACGGATCTCGGAATACAGAGACATCCCGCTAGATTCACATCCATAGTAGCTTCTCGTGATTCTGTGCATCTTAGAGATTATCTCGCACAGTTAACTACAGATCTATACTCATCAATAGCTGAATACTTCAAGTATTGGATCTACATTAACAGGCCAGTGCCAATTAACATATAATCCAGTAACCATATATTGATATCTCTGTTAGATATGAGATGCCAATTAACTTAGACTAAGGGCTAAACCATGCCCTCCTCCCTCTATGATCTTCCTCAAGATGTTCTGTTCTCTACAGCTCTATACGGAGGAATCCCTGAAGCTCTGCAATCAGATTATATTGTCAATGTCATGGAAGGTATTATACCTAATTACCCTTGGTGTAGACATTACATCATTGAGAAGTATAGAAGGTTGTATGAATATGAGATGGATGTTCTAGCTGATGTTATTATCAACTTACCTGATAGTTCTAGAGTTAATCCATCATCTCAGGGACTAGAGATCATTCATACAATGCTCAATCCTGATGAAGTTATAGATCTGATACCTTCAAGACATCGTAACTTAGCTTCAGATACATACTATGGAATTAGAATCAATCTACCAATGACCCCGGAGAGATATGATGATCTGCTGTTCCTAATAGATCCATTGAAGGACCATGAGAGAATACCTAACTCCATTACATTCTCAGATGAACACATTGATAGATCGAGACTGAGAGCTAAGATCAGAAGTTGTAATGATCCAGATCTTGAGGGATTGAGTCAATCACAAGTATTAGATATGATTAGGAGAGTCAATCCATACTTCAATGTAGGTGAGATATTCTCTGAGGCTAGGAAGTTAATGCATATATCTCGTGAGTTGAAGGTGTTAAGATTAGATCCTGTGATTGAATTCATCCATGGTCTCATTGCTAATGGTGTTATCACTAGAGCTCTCATGAACAAGAATGATATAGTATTCTCTCTAAGAGGTAACAGTCACCTATCAGAACTAGTCACAATGATGAATGATATACACCCTGAGGTATCAACATTAGATATAGATGTCGTTGATGACACTTCATCGTTATATGTATATACTAGATCAAGTCATCCAGAGTCTATTGAGTATATTAATAGATTGAAGAGAGCTCTATGGTTGACATCTATTGATTCAGAGCCATTCAACACTGTATAGATCATCAGAGCTGTTAGTCTGAAGGAATGAACAATTACAGGATACCAGATTAATATATTAATGTATTCATCATATACCAATCTAGATTCATCCATACAATGTAGAGCCATCATTGTGGTGGGCTGTGGTGATAATGCAATATCTCTTCCACTCAAATGCAGAGTATTCCGGAAGAGATATTGTTCAGTATAGCTGAATATTCAGGAACAATACCTGAGGATCTATCTAGTGAATATATCATCAGAGAGATAGACAACATATATGATGATTATCCATGGTGTTATGAGCCGCCCCGCGACCCTTCGTTCGTAGAACGAATTGATCATTCATCAGGTAATATTAACTAATCCTCCGGAGAGCGATCCCTCTCAAGATCTCATCTTCGCTATGACTGTCCCTAACACATTATTGAATTCGATAGATGAATATATAATCCCAGGGAGTGTATCAGATGCAAGTCCTCTGGGGGTTATATCTGAGAGTAGAATATCTGAACTGATCAACCAAGGAGCCAGGGGACCATTCGTCAGAGATCTCAATAATCCCAGGAGTATCTATGAGCCTGTTCCATGTATTCCTCTAGATGTTAGTGGGAGGAGAGATCTAGCTCCCATAGGGTCAAGTATAACAGGAAGAGTCAGGTACGTACCTGTTCAATGGACTAGACTATACTGTGATACATACATTCCTATGTTGCCTTACGATCCTGATGATCCCTTGAATGTCACAGGTATTACAGTGGGAGCACCCATCAGATCTCACAGATGCAACGCCAATACACTATCAGATCTATATCCCTCAATATTCCCTGATATTCCATCTAGTGTAGATATATTGAATGTGATCAGGCAGATTAATCCTCAATTCAATCTCAATGATGTAATAACTAGATCATTAGAATGGAGACAAGCATTGAACAGAAGGATGAATAGCGAGGATCCAGTCTTCCATACCCTATTGAACTCTCTATTGGATGGATCATTGAACTATGTGAATATACATAGACGTGATAATAGTCTGGTTCTTCAACTACAGTGGGGAAGAGGACACTCTATGATGACTATGACTAGAAGGATAGCTAGATTGTTGGCTGATATCTCCCCTGATAGATTCATGCTAGAATATGGTGATCAACAGAGAAGACCCGGAGTATCCTACATTGTAATACCTTCAAGTTCTGTCAATCTCCAGAGATATGCAAGTGATCTCATAATAGATCTTCATCAATCTATGGCTGAGATGATCAAGTATAGACTATAACAACACATCTGATCTGACTAATACACTATGCCAGATGTATTGAACTAATTGATATCGCCAGACTTGTTGAGGGAACTGGGCCATGTATCATCATTCAGAATCTTGAAATCATGTCGTCTAATCCATTAACTCTAGCAGATCTAGGAAGTAACAGATCAATTCAACAATTCCTGTACGAACTACCTCAAGATGTTCTGTTCTCTACAGCTCTCTATGGAACAATCCCTGAAGCTCTACAATCAGATTATATTGTCAATGTCATGGAAGGTATAATCCCTGAATATCCATGGTGTAGGCATTACATCATTGAGAAGTACAAGGATATGTACAAGTATGAGATATCTCAGGCAATGAGAGGTAGAGCATTAGATCTAGATGAGGAGCAAGAGAATGATATCGAGTTCCTAATGGATCCATTCAAGTCTAGGGATGTACCTAGAACTATTAGATTCACACCCTCGAGAATGATAGATTCCCCCATCAAGGAGCTTGTAAGAGAGTGCAATGCTCCAGAACTTCAAGGATTAACTCAATCTCAGATCCTGGATATTGTTAGAGAGATCAATCCTCAATTCAATGTGGGTGAAGTATTCTCTCATGCTAGAGAGATAGCCGATATCAGAAGATCATTGAGTAACATTCAAGACCCATTGCTCAAGAGAATACATGATCTGGTCATTGAAGGATACATCACTAGAGCGTACATACTGAGAGATGGAGTGTCATTGAGATTAGATCCTAGAGTGATAGACTCAATCTCATCATTAGTTACGTATCCATTGGTCTCTGCGATGGAGGCTAACCCTCGAGGTAATGAATTATCTATCCACATAGATCCTAACTATCAGATACAGAGCATGAATGAATCTGATCCAGTACAACAGCTGAAGAGATTGTTACAAGATACATCCATGTCGCTTGATGGATTCAACTTGGACTAGATCACAAGCCAATGAACTAATATGATCGCAGTAGATGATTATGATCATATGAGTCTTAGTGTGTAGACAATATACATCTGTGATAGAACTTATAAGATTAATGTCACTGTTGTTAATGGAGTCCACGGTAAAATCGAATATGACGATAATTACTAGGGACTTCGAACAGAAGAGCTTAGATCAATCCAGATCATTCATCAGCACGGTAGGAGAGATAGATTGGGATGAATACAAGCCTACTAGAGCAGGAATCTTAGTCTATTCCATAGTTAATAATAGGATTCATATAGGTATGGGGATTGATTCCAGATTCAAGGAACTAACAGACTTCGGTGGAGGAATCAAGTACAGGAAGGATGGTAATGCTCTGAATGCAGCCATGAGAGAGTTCTTCGAAGAGACCTTGTATGTCTTCAATCCCGCAGAGCTAGACTCCTTGGAGGATTGTACAATAATCTATAATGCTTACACATGTGTCATTCTAGTTCAGATTCATGAAGACATCCATAGAATCTCAACATTGTATAGGTCTAGGAAGGCTGTTCTCAACAGGACAGAGATATCTAAGATTGAATGGATACCTATAGATAGATTCACTAAGATGATTACTTCAGGGAGGGGGATATATGCTAGAATCTCAGATCTATTGAGGAAGACACCTAGATCTATTGACAAGATCATACCTAAGGAGGCAGGGTGCCTATAGTATTAGCACTAGATTGGAAGTATGTTAGGAATTATACATTATATCACGAATAGGCTTGTGATATCATGACTTGATTGAGAGATGATTGTAATATTACCACATTGATCCATATGCTTGTAATATTATATTATCTGTACCTGATTACAAGAGATATCTCGTATATTGGGTGATATTCCCCATGACCTCTCAACTATAACACTCAAGATCACATCATCCAACAGATGCTGCGATATAGATTATATCTCTTGTGATCTATGGCTAAGTTCATATACTCTCGGATGGGTTGCTATAATATTCTCAATCTCTCTGATACCCTCCAGATCTGAATGCTCTCTCCCATCAGTACTGTCTCCCTAAAATATCTAATCACTTAGTACATACGAATTCAGATATGATCCTAACTAACGGAAGAGTTAATGCAGATATCTCCAGAGAGCTGGTTGTCTATTCACCTTGTCTTGAGGATATGCTATCTTACAATGAGACACAGAATGTATCACTTGATAGCCTATTCATTGATGTTGATCAATACCCTAATCCAGATGATTCCTTCAATCAGTTAGTATCATTCCTGAAGGGTGAACAATTCACTGTTACAGAGGAGATCTATCCTCTCTTCGAATTCATGGGCTTCCCCAATGAAGGCTTCGGTCTGGAGTTCTATGCAGTTAGATTGAGGGATAGATGGATTAGAGATCATATGTATAGTCTCAATCTCATTGATGTCAGTGATTATGGATTGATTGAGATTGATTCAACCCTCCAGGAAGAGCTGTCTCTGACCGTCAGATCAAGAGAGATTGATAGATTGAAGATGTTATGTGAGATAGATCCGAGAGTTGTTGTAGCTGGTGGATCAACCCTATGTGCTCTGGGTATCACCGATAGATCCTCAGATTATGATCTATTCATTGTTGGTGATGAAGGTCATTCTATCTTGAATAGATTATTAACATTGAATGAGGAGTTAATATGTAATCAGAGAGGAATACATTCCAGCATCATTGATGTTATCTCAGTATCAGAGAGATGTACTGAATTCACCATGATTATTGGAGAAGATAGACATGGCCATCCTCTCAGGTTGAGATGTCAGATCATTCACAGACTGTACAGATCAATGTCTGAGATTGTTCATGGCTTCGATCTTGATTGTTGTGGCATTCTCTTCCATGATGATAAGTTCTATTGTACAGCTAGAGCTCTTCATTCATTGAAGAATAGATGTAATGTTGTAGACTATGCCAGATCAAGTGCTTCATATCCCCATAGATTGCTGAAGTACGCTAACAGAGGCTTCAGGATTGAATGTCCCAATGTATCTACCGAGAATGTCAATGGTGGTTATATCAAGGATATAGCTTCTGATGTCTGTAAGGATATGCTCGAAGTTGGATCATACTACGATACTATCCATGGCAAGCACAGTGACTTCTCGGGATCTAAGATGCCAAGGATGAGAGGAGATTCCATGAGGCTGAATATATGGGAGTATCCTCCTAGGGATCAATCAATGGAGGATATGCTTCGTATCATCGATGATTGGGGAAGATACAAGTGTGGATATGACGAAGTTGTTGTCATGATCTATCACAGACTCATGTATCTATCTGGAGATATTAGAAGATTCAGTATGCAGAAGGCCAAGAGAAGGAGGGTCCATGAGTCTATTCATCATCTCTTGAAGTCATTCACCAGAGGAGAACATATATGGACAGGTCTATCAGGAAGAGATGTATTATCATCTGACATTGAGTTCATTGCTAGATTGACCAGATTCCTTAATGTACACGGTACAGAACATCAGCCCCTTGATGCTATGAGTAGAGTTCTAATCTCGTCGTTACTTGGAATTACAATGTATTGTGAGATGAGTGCTATTAGTGATTATAGTAATCCAACATCCAAGATCGATCCCGGTGATGTCCCTGAGCTATTGGAGAATGTATCATTCAACACTCAAGATCCTATGACTCAAGTAACATCAACTTGGGACCCTGATCATATCACGAGCTTCGAGCAACTATACAAGTTAGCTAGTGTATACACAGAGTCGAGTGATATGCCCGTAAGATCATTGGATGATAGATTCAATGTTCATGTAAGTAATGATAAGTTCATAGCAACCCCATATACCCCTGATGTGTCATATTCAGACTTCAGAGTTATTGAGAATGTTCCCCTGGATGTATCTATCAGAGATCTCTTCACAATAGTAGACCATGAAGAATTCAACAGAGCTATTACTCTGAGAGAACAACCTAGGGAGATGATACTTGTTCATGCGGATGATCCCGGAATAGATGATGACTCATATATGTCTATGGTGGTTGTCAATAGGATGATAGCTGGAAGGTCTGTGAGAGTTCTAGCTGCCAAGGAAGGAGAGGCAGGATATCTATATAACACTGATCCCGAGAATTATAACTATCCGTCTATTGCTCGATTCATAATGAATGAGATACTGAATGTTCCCTCATGGGCAAGACATTCAAGTATTGCTGGATTGAATATTGAGAGATTAGCTAAGTTAGTAACAGATCAAGAGTTGATTGATAGACTTGAGAGGGAGAGAGATGAGAGAATGAAGTAGTATTCACCTTCATCTCCCAGAATACAACAACATATACTGCCTCCATTGAATACAATTAGAGTTGTTAGTAACTCACACAGGGTGGCATTACCTTCAGCATCAGATGGATCTACAACTCTCCCTACCATCAATAATATTCAAATGATAGATCTAATGTCATCTACGAGAGTGGGCTCTTCATCCCTCAATGGATTCATAATTCCATCACTTGAGGGAGGAGAGGATGAAGATGTTGAATCATATTAGATTATAACCTTACATAGCGTCACATTACAATGTGATGTCATGTTCTCAATTAGTGATAGATATTAGATCATTACTGTGCGTTGTCAATGTTATGGTGTTATCCTCCGGGCATGTGATATGTTACTCACACATTGACCTTCTATTGATCTGATGATATGAGTCATATATCATATCATCAGATCATGGGATGAATGGTTCAGGCATATATCGATATATGTGTATATGGGGGGACGTTGGAGTTATTGTGAGAGATTGTGTGTTGTAGATACATTCATATGTTAGATTGAGGGAGTCAATGATATCTGTGAACGTGTTCCAGGTTATATGATTGAAGATATCATCACATATGTATGAGTTAATTATCCACCTGATTGCGATAATGAATTCCACTATATTCAATGATCTTGAAGTCTGAGGAGATTGGATCATTGTCACCTTGGTTGGATGGAATTCTGTACTATACTTCAAGTACACTGATATTATCCGGATTCCCCTCTGTAAGGGTGCAGACGATCCTCCTCCGGAGGAGCGGTCGCGGAGCGGTCCATGGAGGGATTCGAACATGATCGATCAATGTGTAAGATCATTACAATCAGTACCCTAATAGTTGACGCAATGATTGGAAGAGTTGGTGGATGAGCTCCAGATCATTGAGTCACTATGGAGTATAGTACATAATCATCATCCAACGAATATCAATCTGATTCTCACTGTCTCCAATGATCCTCAATCCTGAGAGAACTAATCCATCCTCACCTTGGTTGGATGTCATTCTCTACTATACTTCAAGTACACTCAATATGTCTGAATAACCCTCTGTTGGACTGTTGGTCACGGGGAGATCCTCATGTGATTCACCTAATGGTAGGATAATTGCATTAACATCTGATATAGTCATTGCAATTATCCTACCAATATATGAGCGAGGGTCATGTCAATCACTCGCTATGAGATATAGTAGACATTGATTAGATCCATAGACCTAGATTGATTGATTCCTGAGAGATACATTGATTAGATCCATAGACCTAGATTGATTGATTCCTGAGAGATACATTGATTAGATCTAGATGTGTTGGTATGTTACTCCTCGAGGGATAGATTGATTAGATCCATAGACCTAGATTGATTGATTCCTGAGAGATACATTGATTAGATCTAGATGTGTTGGTATGTTACTCCTCGGGGGATAGATTGATCCATTCCTGAGAGAGATAGATTGATTGTTGGATTATGGGAGCAACACGTCTAGGGCTATGAACCTAATCAATCAATCTATCCCTGGAGAGCTGCTACGCACAGATAATGCATCTAGGTCTATCGATCTAATCATTGTATCTCTCAGGAATGAATCATTGTATCTCTCAGGGAGTAACATACCAACACATCTAGATCTAATCAATCTTGACTCTCAGAGCTGTTACGCATAGATAACACACTAACATATCTAGATCATATCATCTATCTCTCGGGATCATATCATCTATCTCTCAGGGAACTAACACAGATAGGTTCATAGGACTAATCATTGAATCAATCTAGGACTAATCATTGAATCAATCTAGGACTAATCATTGAATCAATCTAGGACTAATCATTGAATCAATCTAGGACTAATCATTGAATCAATCTAGGACTA